GATATGGAGTATTCTTCTTTTTTTATTGTACTTATCTAGTTTTCTGCAAAGTTAACAAAAGTTTGCAGATATAAAGATTTTCACCTCTTTATTTTTCCAAGTGCAAATATAATAGAAAGGGCAAAAGCTTTAAAATAGATGCTTTTGTCCTTTCAGGGCGCTTGTTTTATATGTTCTCTAGTTAAAGAAATGTAAAAAGCAAACGAATATGTGGATTTTCGAATAAAAAGTGATAATTTTGTACTTCGAAACTGGAAAGGTGCTCGAGTGGCTGAAGAGGCACGCCTGGAAAGCGTGTATTCCCCTAAAGGGAATCGGGGGTTCGAATCCCCCTCTTTCCGCAGAAAACGCTGAAAAATAGGTATTTCCAAAACATCGTATTTTATCCAACTAAGTAGAATCCTGCACATTCTTGCACATTCTTGCACATTTTTGCACAATTCTGCTTGCAAATAGCTTGCAAATGATAACAACGAAACTTTACTTAGATACAAGAGCGGTCAAGGACGGAGAGCCGGCACCGCTGAAAGTTGCCATAACTAAGAAAAGGCAGGCAGCTTACATTCCTCTTGGCGTCAAACTGAAAAAAGAACAATGGGATGCTAAGAAGCAAAGAATAGTCGATGCACCAAACAAGCAACGGTTGGAGTTATTTGTCAAGAACAAACTGGTCGAGATAGATAATGCCATATTGGAACTGCAGATGAAGGGAGAGCTTACCAAACAGACTTCAACACAGATAAAGAATAAGGTTGTGGCCTATCTCGACCCTGACGTTAAGAAGAAAGACCTATTTATAAATAGGTATATAGAATATATGAATAGTCGCTCTGCGCAAAGAACCAGGGAAATATATGCAACCACTTTGAAGAAGATGCGCGATTTCGATAGCAAGGTAGATGCCTACGCTTTTGAAGATATCTCAAAGGATTGGCTGAAAAGGTTTGATGCCGAGTTGGTAAGACAAGGATTAAAGAAGAACTCCAGAAATATACATTTCAGAAACATACGTGCCGTTTTCAACGATGCCATCGATAACGAGATAACCAGCCATTATCCAATGAGAACTTTCGATATAAATCCGGAGCAGACAGAAAAACGTTCTCTTTCTGTAGATGAGCTACGTACCTTATTTAATTATAATGTGCAGCCATGGCAGCAGAAGTACCTGGATTATTTCAAGCTTACATTCTTCTTGATCGGGATAAACCCTGCCGATATTCTTAATTGTACGGACGAGAATGTTGTAGATGGAAGATTACTGTATAGGCGAAAGAAGACGGGAAGACTGTATAGCATCAGACTGGAACCGGAAGCCATACAGATAATAAATAGGTATAGAGGAAAGACAAAGCTAGTCAATTTCTCAGAGAACATGAGAAATTACAAGCAATTTGTGTGCAAGGCAAACAAGGGGCTGAAGGCAATAGGACCTGTCACTAAAGAAAAGAACGAGAAAAAGAAAGCTCACGATTTTCAGAAGGAATATCATACGAAGCATAATCCTTTGTTTGCACATATCTCTCTGTATTGGGCTAGACATACGTGGGCAACAATAGCCTTCTCCATAGGAATACCCGAAGAAATCATTGCCGAGGCATTGGGACATTCCCATGGAAACAGGACAACAGCTATCTATATTGACAAGAGTGTTGCCAATATAGACGCTGCAAATAGAAAAGTATTGGATTACGTTCTATATAAGGAGCAACCAAAGGACTAACCCTTGGAAGCTCCTTTCGAACCAATTAAATTATCAGACCATTGGCCTTCATGAAGTTAACCATTGCTCTGTTCTGAGGAAGGAGAGCTGGAATATCCATTTTGTTCGCCTTATACAAGTTAGTCGCAGAATTATACATATCCCAGGCAGTCACAAACTCCTTGTCGTGGTAAGCCTCCAGCATATCCTCTGTGAAGAGTGTAATCTGCGACTGATTGAGCGGATAGGTGATATTCTCACGAATAGACTTTCGTGATGTATCTGCCTTTACTCTTGTAGCAGTCATCAAACCAATGAGCAAGAACATCTGTTCTGCAGTAATGCGTGTCTCCTTCATCTTGGCAATACGCTCACGATCAGTCTCGATGATGTGCCGGGCATCAACAAGCCACGACTTCAAGGTATCAAGCATTGCTGCCACATCCATACCGGAACCCTTCTTGCCCTTTTCGGAATAGCTGGACATATACAGTTCTGGAGAAAGCATACACTGATTGTGACAAATCATCACATTCGGACCGAATCCAATCTGAATACCCTTCTGATGGAAGGCTACGGCTACATTAGTCGTAGTCTCGTCATTATCGAAATCGGTGATACGGATATTGGCATAAACTCGACGAAGGATATGCGCCTCTACCGCATGCTGACCTTTGACCGCCTCCACTTGTGGGAGGCGAACTACTCCAGGCGACTGACGGTCTCTGTTCTGTGCGGCAAACATATCGTAAACCTCCACATTGTAGCCGAGCTCAGTACACTCATCAATGACCTTATTGAAAAGGTCAAAGTGATAGATACCACGGAGCGGATTTCCGTAAACATCATCCTCGCGGTGTGTGCGACTCAACTGTTCGAGAGTGATAGCCTGAGTCTTGGCTTTCTCGAAATCAAAGAACTTGTCTTCATTAACTGAAGAAGGAACTGCTACCATATCCTCGGCAGCCTTACTCAAAATTGTTGCTGTTGTCATAATCTTTAATATTTTAATTGGTTTACAAATTATTTTAATGGAATGCCTGCTTCTTCAAGAAGCTTGATTCTCTCTTCCTTTGTTGCTTTTGTCAAGTTTGTCTCTTTGACAAAATTCCCAGCAGAGTCTCTTGTTATAAGAAAAACATAGTCGGCATGATTGATCCAACTTCTCTGACACTCCTCACGATAGGAATTGGCCTCCTCGTAAGTTTCAAACCCGCTCTTTGTGTCATACATTTCATCGTCGCGGGTAACATATAAACTGCTAGTCTTCATTTTTAATCTCAATTATGTACATTAATTCTTTCTCCAGAACACCCTTCTCTTGATAAGGAGAATCGTACTTATATACGACTGCATCATCAAGGAATGTTCTTACTCCCTCCATAAAGCCATCTTGTAACACAGAATTATCTGTTATATAGGCTGCAAGGAAGAAGCCGTTTCTTTCCTGCGTATCACCAAGGCCAACTGCACCGAAATGACTTCTGAAAGTAGTACCCTGCAACTCATCAAATGAGTACTGAATCATAAGTCTTTTCATCATTTCAAAAAATACTGCTACTTTAATTGCTTTCATATAAGTGACTTAACCGTGATGTCGAGGGCTTGTTTTATTAATGTTTCATTGCTAAACCTACTATCGCTACGATAAGCAGAAAAATCAATCCGTTTATTAAAAGAATGGTTCCCATATCTACTTAAAATTAAAGAAGTCCTTAATCTGTTTCTTCTCGGCATCTTTGGCATTCAAGATGTCCTTCACTACGAAATCTGCAAGAGGTGCCAATGCCGTATTCATAGCGTCAATCAGTTCGCCCTGTGCTCCTAGTCTAGAAAGAACACCAGCATATTCACAAAGAAATTCATGTGACGAAATGAATCCCATTTCATAATTCTTTTTGATTTCCTTAATTTCTTCCATCTTTTTAAGATTTTAATTGGTTCAACATAATCTGTGGTTAGTCAAAATAACCACTCTTTCTATATGCAAAGGTACAAAAAAAATGTGATATATGCAAATATACCACATTTTATTTTAGTTAAAAATACTAAATTTAACTCACTGGGTATCAGGGCTTTATGCGTTCTTGTAGATGCTGCTTAATGTAATTATTTTTGTAGCTTCACCAATCTTGTCTATCAGATTGGTGACGGCTTCGTCCACTTCGCACAAAGCATTATACACATCGTTTGGATTATTATCCGTCTCCAAACCATTACTGCTCATTTTCCAAGTCTGGTTTAGCTGCCTTGCAGCATCCACCATTAATTTAATGTCCGTCATATTTTCAAATTTTAAATAAATATCCTACTAATAGCCTGGCAGAGCCATCCCATTATGTAGCAAGGCTCTTCGTCTTTCAAGTCAATACCTAGTGATTCGCAGATATGGGTGACAACGTGGAACATTTCGTGTGTGACAGTGTTCACGAACTCATATTCCGATGTGGTCCTACTGATAGCAACCACGCTCTTTCTACCTGCAAGGTTGGAGTAGGTGAGACCTGTGTTAGGCATTCCACGCAAGCAATGCTCCCTTGCGCTTTCGACCGCCTTTTCAGTGCAGCCTATCTGCACAAGGGAGTTGCATACCTCTTCGGTATCTGCTGCTTTTAAACCGTAGAACACAAGAATCCTCCAATCATACTTCTCTAGATATATCTCTTGACTTATCATAAAATATCATCCCATGGAATGCCGATACCATTATGGTTGCAATCGGCATAGAATCTGTTAAAGATGAAGCCATCCTTCTGGTCGGTATCATCAACCATATCTTTCACGAACAAAGCCATGTGAGCTTCGTCCTCGATGGAAGACTTATAGAAATCAGCCTTAACCATGTTTGCCACATATACATGATCATAGCCTACATTATTTTCAAGCGTCACTCCCTGCTTGGTAAGGATGGACTCAACCTTATCCTTATCCATGTATTCAACCTCCTCATCCTTTTTGGTGACTGGGTTGTATTTTCTCATCTGAGCGACTGCCCACTCGCAAGCCTTCTTGTTGAAGTGCCAGCCGTTATATCTCAGATATGCTATCATTCCTTCTGGCTTCATATCGTAAGCATCCAAAGGCATTCTACATTTTCCCATAGCTTTTTCTATTAAGGGTGGCAGGGAAAAATCCCCACCACCGAATTAAACATTAGTAACGTCCACCACCACGGCGACCATAGTAGCGTCGCTCTCCATAGCGGTCTTCGTCGCGCCAATCGTCATCGTCCCACTTGTCACGATAGTCTGGCATCGGCATACGGTTTCCCATACGCTCGCGCTTCAGACTATCCAGGCACTTCATAACCTTGCCACCTGCTCGAACCATTTCCTCGCAGTTGTCAACAAGCTCATCGAACTTGTTTTCCGTAATTTCTACCATATATCCCATAGCAATTACTTTTTAAAATTGTTACCGCTCAAAGCCTTAGACAGCATGGATTCAATATTGGATAGCGTTCCCTTCATGCCGCTAACCTCTGATTTGAGGTTATTGATGTCCTGCTCTTGCTGCTTCTCCTTGGCAATCTGTGGGTTGATTCTAGTGAGCATTTCCTCGCAGGAGCTTATGACTCCATTGTGGTAATCTACACTTTCCACGACTCCCTTGGAATGTCGCAACATAGCATCAATCTCGGCGCACATAGCTTCTCTGCTGTCACTGACAACAACACCTTCATTGCCGAAGTTCACTATCTGTGCCGTAGATGGCAGCTTTTCGAAATTGACCTGCTGGTCTTCTACTTGTACCTTAACATCAACGGTCGTCTCCAATGTCGGAGTCTGTCCTGGCACATAGCTAGGATATTTCTGCTGAGGATTGCTGACCGATATTACTTGACCGATTCTTAGAGTCGGCTTTTCTCCTCCCTTGTCTAAAATGTAGAAGAGAGAAGACAGTCTTAGTCCTTGAAACATTTTCTTTCTCTTTTAGTGGGACAGACTTTTCAATCTGTCCCATAGTTAATACTCTGTTAGCCGCCTGTAGGCTGCTGAAACCCAAGCAGTCGGATAATACCGCTCTTCTTGTTGATGTATGCCAAAGCCTCCGTAGTTCCCGAAACGCTAGCTCCCGTCACTGCATTTCCCGCATGATCAACAACTGGCACCTTTGTTGTGCCGGAAGTAGTTCCGCTAGTGTTGGCGGTTCCGTTAATAGTGGTCGAACCACTATTTGGAGTTACGATTGTGACAGGAAGTGTCGCACTTGCCGCGGCAACTCCTTGATGTATCTTCAAGAGCACGATGCACTCGCAAGGCAAAGCATTGTAGTAGCAAGGATTGATACCATAATCTACACTAGCATCTGTAACCTGCTGGGCATTCGTCTTCAACTCGTAGATACCTCCTACATCAATACGTCTGATTTGGTTTCTCTGACCGATTGGAATAAATGGATTGAATGGATATAAAGGGAACATAGTTACCTCCTTTCCTAACAACCGCATCCTACAGTTGAACGAGAAGCCGCTACATCACCTGCATAAGCTCCCATGGCGGCAGCAGTATAAACGTCCTTGTTGAATACTCCGTACTGAGGGTACTGAACACTGATGGTATTAGGCAACTTGCACTTGATGCCAGCCACCTCTGCCTGCAGCGCAGCCAAAGCTGCATTTACTGGTGTGATAACCTGTGCCTGATAAGCCTGCAAAGCCTGTGTCTGATGCTCGTTGGAAATCTGAGCAAGCAGGGCACTGTTCTTCTCTCTCAAAGCATCGAGCTTATCCTGCATTGCCTGTGTCTGCATCTGATCCAACTTAGCCAAGACAGACTGATTGTTAGCATCTGCCTTGTCACGGAGCATCAAAGCGTTGGCATTTGCCGTATCATTGATGGCGTGTGTCTGCTGACAGATAGACAACTTGATGTTGCCGTCCATTGCAGTTATGGCATTGTTGGTCTTGCAGCAGCATTCTGCCAACTGGGTAGCGATAGCGTTGTTACCCTGCATGATAGCAGTCAAAATCTGATTAGCATTCATGCCCATCTGATTACCGAGGTTGCAAATCTGCTGACCTAAGCCATTGATTGCAGCCATGACTGCGTCACTTGATGTGTTGAGGGCTGTAGCCAAGCTCTGAACATCAAAGCCGTTGCGCTGAACTGCCTGCATGATAACGGCAGTATTGGCATCATTGTTAAGCATTGGCATAACGCCACCCTGTCCATTAGAACCCATGCAGCGATTACCTCCGAAGAGTCCCATACCATTATTGCCCATAAGGATGAACAACAAAAGGATAGCAAAGATGTCTTCACCCCAACCATTTCCGTTTCCACGGTTGTTCAAGAGTGCAATAAGACCTGGGTCAACGCCCTGTCTCTGCATGAGTGCAGGAAGCATAGCCAAGATTCCATTAGAGCCTGTGCCGCTTGTGCCGCTCTCTGGATTGAACACGTAAGTTTTACTTTCCATATCCCGAATTTTTAATTTAACCTTAATATTTAACTAACACTTTTTGTAACGTTACGTGTGCAAAGTTAGAAAATAGTTTTGAAATAAGCTATAAGACTATCATAGTTTTCGCTAGTGGCTATAAATCAGCGGTTTATGGTGATAGTAGGTAGCGTCATTTTTTATCCTCTTAGAACGATAGAATTTACTTTGCAAACAAAAAGGCGACTACTCATCACGAGTAGCCGCCAAGTTATCCGAATACAATCAAACACCTAACCTAAAAACTTACTAACTAAAAACTTTCTAACTAAGAACCTTTTTTTTTACACAATATAATAGGTATATTACAATGATAACTAAACAAAAGCAGAATGCCTGCCCTATCTGAATATAAATCTTCTGAGCCGCCGTAAGTGGCTTTTCTATCACCTTTGTAGTACTATCGCTTGAAAGCTTGATACTCGATAGCGAATCAAGTCTATGACGATAAATAGCAACGCTATCCTTCAGTGACCTATAATGACTGATACTGTCCAGTAGCTTCTGAACCTCCTTCTCTGTTCGCACATGGCTCTCATAGTGGAATCTATCTTCGCCAATTTTGTTACCTTGCGCATCGAGCCTTGTCGCTGTGCTATCCTTAATATAGCTGCTATCTTTCGTGCTTCTTTCGCTCTCGCGCTTCTGATAACGAAGCCACTGATCGAAGGTGTATGCCATGCGGGCAGTGAAAAGCGAATCGAACTTCCTTTCATTCAGCTTGTCTTTTAAATACGTCTGTTTAGTCACAGTCTTCGGAGTTCCGCAGCCGATAATAAGCAGCGAAACGTACATTGCAAGCGTTATGCTTACAATCGCTTTCCAAAAGTTGTAGTCGTGCCATTTCATCATTCATTCAATTTTAAGTGTCCGTATGTGATATAGCTTACTCTTCGCAACCAGCCGACAAGGTGGTCTTTCTGTGTACCTCTTGCAATGCTCTTAAGATAATCTTCTCTTGTTTTTTTGAATCTCTCAAAAAGCCTCTCACCATTAGATTTATTGATGGCGAACAATGTCTTATTACCAATTATGCCATCCGCCGTGATGCCTAATGTTAACTGGAGATAAGTTACCGCCCTGCTGACTCCACTATTGTAGGCAAAGTCAACCAGCATATTGGCTACACTCTGATCTTGGATTTTGTCTGCTTTGCAGGCATTCCAATAGTTCTGCTTGAAAACCCGATGAAAATCGTCCTTGGTGAGGAGCTTTATATCTTTCTCATTCAGAACTCCGTCACCGTTCTTATCATAGCCGACCCTTCTCCAGGTTGCAAGGGTGATGCCGTATTTTGTTGCTCCACCCCTGTCATTCTTGTTGTTTGTGTATTTGTCCGTCTCCCAACTGAGGATAAACGGAACGAGTTTTTTTGAATCTGCCATACTTACTCCTCCTTATTATAATCATTACCTTGAATCAGACAGCCAAATGCGAGAATTGCTCCCATAATAGCTACCACCATTATAATCGCTAACAACATCATTTCTTTTCCTCCTTTTCTGCATAATTTAGATAGTCCGACAAATATGGAATCTTCTCGATAAACTTGAAACGCATGAGATAATAGAGGAAACTCACTACATACCAAGGTGGGGTATCCTTCTTGAATATCTGTTTCAAGTTCTTAAGAATATTGCATCCGTAGAACCATAATACTAGGTACGAGATAAAGGAAACGCATTGAACGGAACCTTCCATCTGTCCTTTGAATCGCCCGATTGCATATACTGCTGCACAAAGGACGAAGAACACGGTAGCGTGACCGATGCACACAACTGCTTTCTTTAACTCGAAGTTCTCTCCTTTTGCAATCATGCTACTAAGATAACCGAAAATAAAGTTGAGGGTGAAGACGATCATAAGCGAAGATAACTCGCCTTCAATCGGTTTAAGATAGGCGAGGAGTGCAAGAACTACGCCTACAACAATATCTTTAATTCTATCTGCCATACTTTAACTATTTGGTGATTAAACAATAACGCTGCAAATATACAATAAAATATTTAATCATCAAATAGATTTCCCGAAAAAGTGCAAAACTTTATGCCTTCATATAAACGCATATATATAATTTCCTAGAAATATTGTATATAATTGTATATAATTTCCTCGAAATATTGTATTTTTAAAAGCATCGAAATCAATGCAAATAAAAAAGAGAGATAATCACTTACCTCTCTTACTCTCAATGAAGTGCAGAATATCCCACTTCTTCCAATACCTAGTGTGCCCACGCTTCTTGCATTCTCCGTTCGGGATTTCACCCCTAGCAACCATCCTATTAAGGGTAGCATCAGAAACGTGAAGCTTCTCCTTGACTTCCTCGGTGCTCATCATAGGGTTGAGCATGTCGGGGATGATGTCACACAATCTATCCAAATCATCATCGCTCATTCCGCAAGCGGTGACCTTCTCTCCGTTCTTCTGTTGCTCGTCTGCCTTAAAGCAAGCATCACTCAGCGACTTCAAAGCCGTGCCGAGTATCTTATAATTCAATATCTTTCCCATATCTTATGCACAGATTTTACGTCCTAATCTAGTTCTGCTAATAAACAAATCCACAAAAGAGTACAGATAGAATATTGCCGTTACTACCATTACAGTGAAGCAGGAATCTACCATATCTTTGGTCGTGTACCAGCTCCATTCTACGATATGAGACGCATTTACACCAAAAAAATAGAAAAACGGAATGCGGTATCTCCAACACAAGAAGAAAAATCGGCTTGCCAGTATAAGAACCATAGGCAGAACGTACACCATGAAATATATGTAGAGATAACAAGGCGTATTTTCTGCGTATGGGATAAACATTTCACGAGGATGCTGAGAGAATTCATAAATGCCGTATGCGTGAAAGCACATAAGTGTAATAGGAACGTACTTACAAAACCATCTGAAAAATTTCAGAATCCTTCTGGAGTATCTATTGCCGTGTCGCATCAGCAAATCCATCACTTCGCTGACATCTTTGTCTCGCAACCATCTTAACAGGTTGTCTTCGTCTTCTTTGTTCATAAGCTATTATATTTTAGTTGATTTAAAAGATTGATGCCGCAAATGTACGCATTTTCTAACATAAGCGGTTAATTTTCAGTTGATTTTTGTGTTAAACTTTATAAAAAGTAACAATCTGAAAGTAATAGGTCACAAAAATAGCGTTAGAACTGAACAAGAATGCCATTCTAACGCTATTTCTATATCTACTTATCAGTGTTTATCCTATCACAACCTCAAGGCTCTCCATATCGGCGAACTTCAAACCGCAATCTTTCGCTGCCTTGAAAAGCTCTTTCTCGTCAACGTCCTCGATGGCTACCTCTACCTCGGCATTGGCAAGGTCTGAAAAGTACTTCTCGGTCTTCTGCTTCTGATTAAAGAAGTACTCATTAACCTCCGCAAACTTGGCGGAATCCTCCTTGGTGTATTCGTAGCCCTCATCGGCGTGCTTCTGTTCCAACTGCTGGCACTCCTGGAGCTTGTGCTGCATATCATCGAACTTATCGTCCTTCAAGCTCTCCTGTGCTTCCTCCACATCCTTGTCGTAGGTATCGGCTACGTGGCGCAGAGCCTTCATATTCTTCCAAACTCGCATAGCGGCATCATCGCTCATAGATGATGTCTTCAATGCCTTCAATGTTCTGTAGGCTGCGACAGCCTCGATTGTCTTAATCTTCTTCATAATTGTTTCTTTATTTTTATGTTTAAACTTAATTCATTTTCTCATTTAGCCTTGCATTTCCGAATTAGATAGCAAAAGTATTTGGTCAACAAATGTATTTGCTACGTAAAGCATGGCTTTATAACTTTTCCCTTCTAGTAAGGCATATCTACCTATATCAACTCTAATAATCTCATTAGGCGCAATATCTTTGTTGGTTACAACCCTATACTCACCAAATTGGAAAGCAGTCGTTTGAGTACTTGTAGAGAACCTAATATCAATATAAATTCTTTTATATGTCGTAGAACCAAAATTCTTCAATCTAACCTCTTTGGTTGATGGGTCATAACTTAACTTCAAGTCTCGCAAGTAAGCACTCTGAGTTGTTTCTATTATCACATCATTTGGTACTACTGTAGGAATTGGATACCAACTTCCTACTACAAAATTAGGTCTATCACTAGTATCATATTTAGCCGTAGAAAGGAAAGGAATAGCAACGTAATTTCCTGTAGCTAAATTAGAACCATTTCCACCGATTTGCACCAAAAAGCTACCATTGCTTATAGTGTTTGATTCCGTTCTAAAATAAACAGGTTTCCCTTTTTGGAATAGAGCGAAGCCGAAATAGCAATCTTTCGTTATACCAATATCTTCTAGGTTAACTCTATCGTCTTCACCTACGGAAGGCTTAACTCGGAATCCACAAGACCCCGACACACCGCCATTGGATGTAGCCCTTACTGTAGCACGAAAACCATAAATTGGACTAGTAGCTCTACTATTGTATCCTCTAAAATCACCCAAACGATAAGGCTCTGCACTTCCTCCAGAAGGTCTTTCATACGAATATCCATTATCGTGATTTTCGTCACCATCTATAAAATAAGCATTGTACAAAGACTCTAGAGTGTTATAGCTTGGAACAGAAATTCCATAGTTCCCGTCCCTAGCCTTATACCAATTATCGGGAAAAGGTGAAGGGTAACAGGTTGGTTTGTATTTTGCCCACATATTTATCTTGGCGGACTTGCACAATGTGGCAATATCATTACTCGGTTCTCCCAGCACCGACTTAACATCATCGATGGATATGGGGGGGTGATTTTTCCGTTATTTACACTCATATTTCTTTCTTTTTTATCGTTATACTTTTTTTATATCTACTACATATCGGGCATAATACCACTTAATGGGAAAAGATCCTTTACAACCCAAGTACCATTTGCTATCACGTATATCTTATACGATTTTCCACTTGTAAGATTTGTGAATCTGACAGTCTTGGTTTCACCTGCATTCATCGTTCCTACCGTATTCATATACTCTCCTACGACCATACTCTGTCCCTTGGACGGGTCGGTCTGATATACGCAATATACAGCAACATTTTTTACTGTAGTGGCGTTATTCTTCATCTTCAACGTTACGATGATTCTACCAAGCTTCTGCTCTGCCGTAATCTGTGCGAAGTTGCTTGCAACAGCTTGTGACTGGCTGATGATGGAGAGCTGCTTGCCTCCTGCGAGGTTTGGGATGGCGTAACAAGTCATCTGATGAAGGGTGTGGTCACTGGAGTAGTTGAATGAGCAGAACATCGGAAAGGCAAGGTAATCGCCTACCTGAAGGGCGTTCTTGGGCAGCGGCACGGTGAATGTGCCCACGCTGGATGCCGTGGTGATGTACATAAGAGTGGACTTGCTCTTGTCAGTGATGATGTAGCCGAAGTACTTATCCTTGAATGCGGCGAAATCGAAATAGCTTATCTGTAAGCCATCTACCGATACGATATTGTGTTCCGTGAGTATCTGATTGGTATCACTCTCACGGATGAACACGTTGGTGGATAGATAATCCTTCACCTCGGGATTGGCATTGTGAAAATACCCTCTGAAATCACCCAAGCGGAATGGCGCAGACGCACCGCCAGTTGGCTTGTTATATAAGGTGGTATAGCCATTATTGGTCTTGGAGTATTCTGCCACAAGGTCTTTCCAGTTGCTCTTGCCGTTTTCTACCGTAATATTGATGCCGTAGTTGCCATCCTTCGCCTTATACCAATCATCGGGAAAGGGTGATGGAAATACAGTAGGCTTGTACTTCGCCCAGACGTTAATTTTCGATGATGTGCATAGGTCTGCCAAGGTACTGCTGCGGTTCATTCCGAGACAATCCGCAACATCATCCACGCTCACTGGAGCAGTGATTTTGTTATTAGATAGAGCCATACGCTTAATCTTTAGAACTTAAAACACTAGGCAAGGCAGCTCTATAAGAGCCACCCTGCGTTAATACTCACGATACTTACTCTGCTGCCTCGCTAGCCATATTGGTAGCGATAGCGGAATCAACCTCCGCTATCAATGCTGACACCTCACTGAGCTTGCTCTGAGGGATGCCGCTGATGTTGTAGGTCAGCTCGCTGCCGTTGTAGCTAGCGTTCGCGTTGCCGAGATAGTTACCATTTGCATCACCATAGATACTCATGTTGATGCTGTCGATGTTGCCACCAGTCTTGTCAACATTGTAGGTGATTTCTACTCGATAGCTGCCCTTGGTATAAGTGGCGGTTGTCTGTTCACTCTTCTTGTTAATCTTTAAATTTTCCATTTTCTTAACTAATTTAATAAATTAATATTCTTGTTATCTAATCTCTTCTTGTTATTGCCGTCCTGCTTTCCGCTCAATCGCTGAACCTCTGATTCGAGGAAGACCACCCGAGCCTTCAACCTGCTGACCTCATCGCCCACCTGCTCGATAGCACCGAATGCCGTTGCAATCAATTTCGGAGACCAATAATTTATCTTGTAATAGCCCTTCTCATCAGTCTCCACGATGTCCTTTAAGTGAGGGTTGCACAAGACGTGCTGGGCAATCCAGCCGATAGACCTTGTATTGTCCTTTTTCCAAGCAAAGCTGAACGTTCCGCCCATCGCCTTGATAATGCCTAAGAAGTCCAGCTTCCGCAAGTCAGTCTTTAGGCGGATGTCTGAGGAGGAGTAGGCGGTGATGCCGCCAGTAGCAAGTACATTTCCAATAACATCTATATTACCAACATTAAGATTAAAAAAACCATAGTTACTCCACAGTTCTATATACTGTTGTGAAGCTAACTTATTCAAATTATCATCACCGAAAAATCTACTTCCAACATAATTTCCATTTGATGAAAAGAACGTTAGACTACCAGCAGCGTTCTGTTTGTCAGAAAGTAAGCTATCTGTCTCACCTTTAGTATAGTAATTAGCCAAACTTTGATGACTAGTCAGGAACGTTGCACCTTTAGTAAAGGTGAGTTTCTTGCCACTTTTCGATACCGAGGTGATGGCGTTTCCAGTGCCGCTGGTCGCAACCTCGTTGACGTAGCCATCTAGGCTCTGATGTGAAGTCAAGAACGTTATTCCCTTTGTCACGCTGATAGTCGTTCCGCTTTTACTGATGGCTGTCACTGCATTGCCGCTACCTGTTACAGAAACAGAACTAACTCCATCTGTTATACCATATCCGCTGATAGTAGTAGGTTTATTTATTATATAACTCCAAGCTATACTACCCAAAAACGTATTAGCGTTTACTGTCGCAACATAAAGTTTGTTTTCACTAGCATCCCACGACATTTTATTATATAAGCTATTATTACTACTATCTTGACTTTTAGGTATATAACCAAAATACAATACATCATTAGCACCAGGGTACGTACTAAGAGATATTCTTCCATTTTTAACAGGAGCACAAAATATAGCACCATAACCTGTATAATTAACCGTCAAAGCAGCTTCATTAACTCCATTATACCACGTATCAGAATGACACGTAGAATAAATTGCTTCATTAAAAGTCTTAATTCCGCTAATGGTTTGCTTACTATTAATTGTTACATAATTAGCAAGACTTTGATGAGAAGTGAGATAGCTATTACTATCTAAACTACCGTCAGCTTTAATAAACTGATTAGAAGTTCCATTTTTTATTATAACTTTACTTGCATTTATATTACCAACATTAAGATTAAAAAAACCATAGTTACTCCACAGTTCTATATACTGTTGTGAAGCTAACTTATTCAAATTATCATCACCGAAAAATCTACTTCCAACATAATTTCCATTTGATGAAAAGAACGTTAGACTACCAGCAGCGTTCTGTTTGTCAGAAAGTAAGCTATCTGTCTCACCTTTAGTATAGTAATTAGCCAAACTTTGATGACTAGTCAGGAACGTTGCACCTTTAGTAAAGGTGAGTTTCTTGCCACTTTTCGATACCGAGGTGATGGCGTTTCCAGTGCCGCTGGTCGCAACCTCGTTGACGTAGCCATCTAGGCTCTGATGTGAAGTCAAGAACGTTATTCCCTTTGTCACGCTGATAGTCGTTCCGCTTTTACTGATGGCTGTCACTGCGTTTCCACTACCGCTAACACTAACGTCCATAGCCGAGCCTCCTTCTAGGCTGACGATACGACTATCAAGAGCCTTGATGGAGTAGGCAGAAGCTATCTCAGACAGAGATTCGCTAGCAAGTTTCAAGGCATCTGCATAGCTCTTCACACTACCATTCAACCCACCACCACCTGACGAGCCACTACCTTCACCATAGGCGGTAATGCCACCAGTAGCATAGAGGTTTGCCACCTCGTTAGTCGTAGTGTTCGTAATCTTCAACGCCTTGTTGGTCGCATCATACTCCATCTTTATATTGCCGATGGAGATATACTTTCCGTTAGGCACGATGATGCTTCCGTTAATATCGGCAGTACCGTTAAACGAGTTACCCCAAAGCTTGCGAGCATTCGTGAGCTGGAGAGCCTTTTTCGCTGAACCGCTTGTAAAGTAGCCCTGCAAGGTGGTGATACCCGTCTTATTGGTGGATATGCCCGAAGCGTTCACCCCTTCTGCCTTTTTCGCTCTTGTTACCTCGTCAGATATAGACTTATTGATTCCATCAACGATACCACTTAAAGTGTCTGTCTGCGCAATATTTGCGAGGAAGCTAACCACCTCGTTCCACTTATTGATAATGCCATCCGCAGTCTCCTCGTCAGTAGTCATAAGGGCGTACCAATCATAGGCACTATCCCAATGAGTTACTTTTACGGATGAAATGCCGTCCAACACAGACTTATTGCTATGAGTATGCTTTGCTGATACCGCACCATCCCAAGCCGTCTGCTTTGTCGTTGTTGGAATTGAATATCCAGAAGCAAAAGTAACAGCAAACGTGCCGCTTGTCGTGATGGTCTTTGTTGCGCACGCCAAACCTGTAGGGAGGGTAAGAGCCACAGATGTAACAGTACCCTTGTTGGTGGTATAGCCCTTTGCGTCTATCTCCGTCTTGGTGTAATAGCTTGCAAGAGACTGATGAGCAGTCAGATACCCAGCATCGTTGGTAAGCTGGCTTACCTTCGTGATGCGGTCGGTGATTTCTGTCCACTTGTGGGTATGCGCACTAGGTGCGAACGTTGATGGTTTACCCGTGATGTTATTCCAGGAGAGATTCAGATCACCAAGCTCTGTAGCTATATTGTCAATTCGACTGCTGAGAGCCTTGATAGCATAGGCGTTCGGGATACTAGTCAAGTCTGCATCCGTATAGCTTCCCTCTATGATTCTCGCATAGCTGATTACGCTTGCATTCAATCCGCCACCGCCTGCGCCACTACTTGCTGCTCCGTATGCTGTGATGCCGCCTGTGGCATAGAGATTACCATCAATCTTGATAGCCTTGTTGGTTGCATCATATGTGAGCTTAATGCCGTGAAAGGAGATTGCGCCCTCGAATGTAGCATCGCCCGAAACACCCAATTTGGTGAATGGAGCGTTTGGCTTCAAAGACACAAGGTCGGCAACGCTCGTTCCTGCACTTCCTGCCTTCCAAGTCGGCTCGAAGAAGGTGAGGTATGCACCCAAGTTTTTCTCGCTGATGATAAATGACGTAGGGTCAGCGTGAACCCTACCATCAGTTCCCCACCAGATTGCACCACCTGCCACGTAGCCAGAACCATCGAAGCGGAAGATGGTGTTGGCAGGAGTCTTAGAGCCGTCGTTGTAGTCCTTATCGACCATTTCGCCACCGAACCAAGCGGCGACACCACCTCCCTTTGCAGACTTCTCCGTTATACCATTGATACCTGCCGTAGTGTTTCCGTCCGTGTCTCGCAAACCGATGAGTGATGTAAGAACCAGACCTCCGTTAATCTCTGTATCGGGAGTATCCATCAGAGCCTTCTTTAAATAAGCAAGGCTGGTTACGTCACCTATAACTACACCGAGGTCGCCATATATCTTGCTAGTGATATATGCGTTTGCCAAACCGAGCTTGTCGTAAAATGCGCTGTATGCAGACTGAAAGTTGGTAAACTTCGTTCCGACAGCAGATACGATGGTAGCCTTGCCTTTAGTATCAGCAGCATTATATCTCGCAGAAATATCTGAAAGATACTCGATGAGTTCTTTCTTAGCAGTCGTGAGAGTAGCAAAAGCGGTATTGAGGTCGGTGAGCTCCTTGGTGCTCTTCAATACCTCTGCTCCCTTCACTTCATTGTACGACTTCTCGGCAGCTGCGAAAGCATCTTCAAGTCGCTTGGAATCCTGAGCCATTGCCGCAATCTCCGATGGCTCAAGATAGCCATCTGTAACATAATTATCGAATGCCTTCTTGTTGCTGGTAACGGTCCTGCCGAGATTCGCAACATTCGTCTGTGCGGTCTGTGCTGCCTTCTGAGCATCCTCTGCCGCTTTCTTGGCTGCGTTGGCAACGGTGTCATCGGTGTATTTAGATGCTTTAATCCAATCACCGATGGCGAACTGAGAACCAGCCGCTCTGTTGGTCTGACAACGCAATACCTCATTCTTGTATGTACTTCCGTCAGACGGATAGGTAGCATTAACCCAAATATCACCCACTTGATATGGCGGTGTAGGCTGACTGCTGAACACCTTCATCTTTCCGTCTGCCGTTTCCTGCGCCTTACTTGCATCAGCAAGGGCTTTAGCAATGTCGGTGTCCGTAATGATAGTCCACTTGTAGGTGTTCCCATCCTTGGCAAAGCGGTATGCCTTGCCCGTCTTGTTGTCGTAGTACAAGTCTCCAAGATGGGTATCTTTATCCTTGTCGGTCGTCCAACTGCTGGCAGGGGCATTCTTCAAGGTAGGCACACCCTCATAGAACCACGTCTCGATAGCCCCATCCACCTGATTCTGCAAGTCGGTAATGACCTGCGAGTTCTTGATGAGATTGTTTACCTGCTCCTCGGTCAAGCCCTTTGCTGAGTTCTCCTTAATATACTGAGACAGTTCCTTGCCATCCACAGTGGATTTGGCAGAAATCTTGCCTTTAACAGATACCTGCTTGGTTGCGCTGTCATACTTGATGTAGCTACTACCCTCATAGCCATTCTCCTTAGTAGGTCGGTCGCCTACATACATATCACCATAGACATTAAAAAATGCCTTGTTGGTCTGCTTGTTTACGCCATACTCTACGTATTCCTTGTTTGCAAAGGAGTAGCTATTGATGCCGTGATAGAGACCGATGGATGGCGAATAGGTATCTACCGCCGAGAAGATAAGGCAGTTCTGACGTTCTACATCGGTTCTATTACCGCACTGTGACAACACATCACCTTTCGCAGGTACATCGCTTGCCGTAGCACAATCGGTATCGGAGAGGTCGATGTAGTGATACTTCTTGCCTTCCAGCTCCACGGGGTCTTCATTGCGACCAATTACCAATCGCCAATAAAAATGATTACCCACCTTGTGATAAGTGCCCTTGCGAACGTTGAATGATTCCGAGCGCACTTGGTCGTTAACGGAGAAATCATTATCTACGGAATCACCTTCCTGCTCTGCGAGGAAGTAGCATCGGTATGCCTTCTGCGAAACCTCATTATAAGTTACGGTAACGTTTTCTACCTTATGGGCCACCACACCGCCAGCAGGAGAAATAATCTCCTTACCGCCGATTGTAGATGTCTTCTTGATTACAAGCTCCTCGAAGATAGCCTTCATCCTCACCTCCAGGTAATCGGTGATGAGATGCGAGCGACCTTCTGTATCGGGAGTCCATGAGCCGCCGTTCTCGGAATTGAAGTTACCGACAAGCAAACCACTTAAAAGCTTCTGCACCTTCTCCCAAGTGATTGTGCTCTTTGCTGTGTTATCCTGCAGCCTAGATACAAACTCCATCCTAGAACGTCTAGCAGAATAAACGTTGCTATCAGATGCAGGAGTAGAATCATTCAGCCCAATTACATAGACACCACCATTACCGCTTCCTGTGCCGCCTATCTGCATTCCGTTCACTGTGATGGAGTCAACCTTGTCTTCCAACTTACCCAACCGGCTAGTTGCAGCCTTTTCTCCTACTGTGTACTGAGGGTGGTCGTAAGGGATATCCAAAGGTATCTCCATGCCGATGATACGAGAGTTTCTGTAGTGCTTGCCATCCGCGTCCACCTGCGCAAACATATCATTAATCAGCTTTACCTGTTCACCGAGAGGATGGTAATCGTATGTTCCATCATTGTAGAACTTATCGCCATCCATCGTGCAGGTGAAGTTTGAGTTGCTGATCATTGTCTTCTGATAGTACTGCTTCGCTCTATCGAACAGAGATAACTGAGCAGTAGGGATGAGGTCCGTATCTGTAATTTTTGTTGCGTCCCAGTTGTAGAGGAAGAACTTATCACCTACCTTCGGGCACATAACGCCATCTGGGAGTGTTCTTCCGTATGTGTCATTAGCAACAATCTCGAAGTAGTTAGCCTTGTCAATAACCTTGAAACTGACTTCGAACTCCATACCCATGAGAGCACCGCTAGTGAACTTGATGCCTAAAGTGAGATTACTCTTTATCCAGCTAGCTTCAAAGTTTGTAGCGAACGAATCCGTAGCCGTGACCTGCCAAAACGTCTGTGTAGTCTTCGTCCCGTCTTCGTTATCAACGGTACTATCATACGTCTTGATACTGCTGATAACACTCTCAACCTTTGGGTATTCTTCCTCGAACATCACGACACCTTCGATAGCCTGCTTGTCATTCTTCACGACATTCACGTTCTCCAGGTAGCCATCCTTGGCGTAGAAACCATCACTATCTACTTCCTTGTTAGGGAGCATGAGGTAATCGGTAGCTACACCATCTGTAGTGACGTCCGCATCGGCACCAGTGAAATACCCTTTCGGAATATTTCTATCTGAGCCGAATGCGTACAGTCTCGTAATATGAGCTGACTTAGATTCCGAATAGGACATAGACAGAACATTAACATCCTGTTCGAATGTTGTCTGCCCTTCCATTTCGCAATATCCAAGGTATATAATAGAGCCATCTATCCACCACTCGCAGTTGAGCGCATCTTCGGAACAGATGGCGTTGAGAGCATCAAGAATACTGATGGAGCCGTACTCGATCAAGAATCTCTTCTGAACATCGAAAGCCTTGTTGTTGTAAGTAGTGTAGTCAACAGAGAACTCCTTGCCATTGTACGTAATACCTAGCGCCTTGAGGTTGCCGAGTATAACGTTCATGTGTACGCCTACCGTTGTGGTAAGCTTGAAGGAGGTCTCGTTTGCTCCGTGCTGAGGGCGATACTTGCAAAGCTTATTCTTCCAAGACATATAGTAGGCATCCATCTGCATTTCGTAGTCGTAGCCATCACTATCATTGTGCTTAGGGAAGTATGATGATGTAAGCTCAAAGTAGCCGAAGTCGGGAATCTCTACGGAGTCCCCAATCTCGAAATAGATAGGAGTAGCCGTAGTGAACTTCAATATGACGTAATGATGGTCCATAAGCTGATATGACAGCTTAGAACCCTCGCCGAAGTCCTCTAATGTGAAGAATACCTTGTTATTTCTCTTTATCTGAATCATTAGCTTGTATATTTACTTGTTTCACCTCTGTCACTAGGGTCTGGTTCGTTGAGCTTTAGGCTGAACTTTGCCATTTCCCGAATGAACTGACTGAATTGAGTGCAGGAGAGATAGATGCACCGATACCACACATTAGGCTGAAATCGGGTGCGGATAACCAACTCTCCCTTAGCAAGAACCTCCTCGCAGAACCTAGCATAGTTCGTCATGAACGTATCTGAGTCCTTGGCGGTCATATTGAACGGCAGCGTTATCTCCCTCTCATCCAATCTAGGATTGTGCTTGATAACCGACTTTCCGTCCTTTGAGCGATACTTGTTGCTGATGAACTCCTTGTTTGGTGCAGGGGTCATGAGCGTGCTGAGGGCGGTTTCGTCTAGGAAGATGCCCCACGTAAGGTAGGCATCCTTACCATTTATATAAAGTTGACCATTAAGCATAACTATTTAATCATTAAATAACCTCATAGGCTTCGCTGTGAGCCGCTTTTGCTATTTTTGAGTATAGTTGTAAGGGTTGACGAGCGAAAAGCCTATAGAGGTCAAATATCCTTTAATCTTCTGTTCATGTCATCCAGCTTGGCTCCGAAGTCATTATATGTGAGCTTTGAATACTTCACGATGTCTTCGAGGTAGCTGTTTGTCATAATCATCATGTTTCTAATCTCCAATACTGCGCCATTGGTTGAGATTCCGAGTGTAACGATGCTTTCCATCTGCGAAATGGTGGTAGTCATGTTCTGAGCGATAGACTCACCTGCAATCTGCAGGGCGGTGAAGCGACCATTCAGCTCGTCTGCGGTATCTTGCCCCATAGATGCCCATCCTCCGCTTGTTGCGGTCTGTGATGAGGATGAGGAACCAGTGTAGCCTGTCACCTTTGCCCACTCGTCACGTCTCTTCAATCCTTCCTGGACAATATCATCGTAACGCTTGTAGAATGCATCTACATCATCCTTGGTTAGCTTTCCGTTTTTATCCTTCATAGCCTTTGCCCAATCATCGTAGAGTTTCTTTAAATCTCCATTGATAAGGTCTTCCATACTGAATGAGAGAAGGGATTTCTGCATCTCTTCAGCAAAATCGTTAGCCATATCTTTTACAATATCGCTACCATCCTTCTTCATATCCATAAGGTCCGTCAAGAAACCATCTCTCATTCCGCTGAAGGAAATCTGAGTAAGGTTCTCCTTGAACTGCTCTGACAACTCTTCCAGCTTGCCTGCTTGGTCTATGTAGTCATTCAGCTTCTCCGTCAGACGTCCACCATAGTTACCCTTTCCTGTGTTCTCGATATGCTCCCAGATGGCAACGTTGCCACGGAGGAGCTTCATTTCCTCTGGGCTGAGGGAGAAGAGGTCGCCATTGAAATCTGATTTGACGTTCTTCTTGATCCAGTCCATCTCGTCACTACCGAAACCACCCCAATAAGCGTTCCATGAGTGGTGCGAACCATGATAGCTTGCCTGTGCCTTTGCGATGTCGAGGTAGTTCTGATTGGTCTCCTGCTGATTCTTATAGGCTTGCTCGTAGTATGAGGTTGCCTTTGAGCCAAAGGAGTTTTCCATTGCATCAGTCAAATCCTCGATGGATTGCTGCAAGAGGGTATTTCTGTCCGTCAGTCTTTCGATGGTATCATTGACCTTCTTTGCATTTCCATCTCCACCGAACAGACTATTAAAGCCACCGAATGAAAGCGTGTTGAGGATATGAGAAACGTTGTTCCCGATACTCTTCAATGGCTTCATAACGATGTCACCCGATAAAGCATCATCAAGGATGCCCGTTACTGCGCCAAAGACCGTGTCCATGAGGTTGCTGATGAGTGTTCCGAAGCCATCTTTCAGAATATCGAGGATGCCGAGTATTGCGGAGATTATTTCACCTGCCATACCGCTATCCCCTAAAGCTTTCGTCAGAGATTTGGCTGCGTCACTATCTTTACCGAGCAACCCTTGGATGCCCTTTGCTAGAGTGTTGGCAACGTCCTTCTGCATAGAGCCACCGAAAAGCTTGTCAAGCCCTAGGATAGAGTTTCCTATGCCTTTGAGCGACCCCGATGTAAGACCCTGCAAGCCATTTTCAAGTTGCTGGAACTGAGAAACTGCCTTCTGTGCAGATGTCTGTAAGTCTGATGATGCCTTCTGAACTGATGAACCGAACTCCAAAACGTTGTTAGATGCGGTAGCGAGAACGCCCTGCGCTCTAGAGAGGTTGGCTTCAGCCTTGCTGATACTCGTCTTGTCACCGCTCTTCTTAGCCTTAGCGAGGTCTTCCTGCGCCTTGGTGACAGCTTTCGTGGCTTCAATCTCTCGCTCTTGTGCGTCAATATAGCCCTGCATTGCTGACTGATAGGAGTTGATGTCGTCAGAGACTTTCTTAAAGATGTCACTATTCCAGATGGTGGCAGAGCCTTGTAGCTTGGAGATAAGTTCCTGTATAGTCTTCTGCTCATTAACATCTGTTGTACTCTTTGAAAGCTCTTGCAGCTTCTCAATGGTAGGCTCAAGTTGGTCCTTGAACATAGCCCCGAAGTCTCCGAAGACGCTTCCCCAATCAATGTTCTGTCTGATAGCGTTTATCTCGATGGTTTGGAGGTCCTTCTTTCTCTGCTGCTGAAGAGAGAGCTTTTCGCCTTCCGTCTGAGCCTTGGCAATCTTCTCCTCGTACTCCTCGGCAATGGCTTGCTTCTGCTGATAGAGAGAACCATACTCCTTCAAGTAGTCACGCATAGAGGTGAGGGCTTCCCTGTTGACCTCATCAAGCTTCTTGTTATACTCTTGGGTAGCGAGGTCTCTTGCCTTATTGAGGGCATTGGACTGAGCAGAGGTAAGGGTTACTTTCTTGCCAGCTTCCTTGTTTTTCTTCTTGAACTCTGCTTCCTGCTTGTCAATCTCGGCTTTGCGCTTGGCATAGTCGTTCTTGATTTCAGCAATCTTCTTCTCCGTGCCTTCCTGCATCTGAGATATATCGGTGTCGATATTTTCCTGCTGCAGCTGCTTCAAGTCCTCATTCAGTTCCTCCTGGGCCTTCTTGCGGTCTTCTGCCTGCTTCTTGGCATCGGCGGATGCTTTCTTGGCTTTGGCAGCGTTCTTCTTGGCATTGGCTTCTGCCTCTTCCTTCTCACGGTGTTTCCTCTTAGCATTGTCATCTGCCTTGGTCTGCTTGGTGTTCGCCGCATTGGTGTAATCCCATCCTCGCTGGGCGATATCGTTTGTTGACATCCATTTACCATTGACTAGCGCACCAGACTTCTTGTTGTTTGCAAGGTCGCGTGCCAAAGCGGAAAAGTACTTACCTAAGCGTCCCAATTCCGGAATATTCATATTCTGCATCCACGATGGTATCTTGGCATCGAAGTTGACGTGGAAGTTGATGTTGTTCTCGGAATAGTTCTGCATGAACTCCTTGACACGGTTGTAGAGAACGTGTACATCCTCGCCGGCACCCTGGAGTTGCTTCTGCAAAGCATTTATCCTGTTCTTGGTAGAGGTGGCCTTGTTTCCGAAATCCTCGGTAGCATCTGCCGCCCTGTTAACATTGTCGGTTTCCTCGGCATGTATCTTCTTGGCAGTACGTAACTCATACAGATAGCCTGCTAATGCTTCTTTCGCATCTTTTGTTTTGCTGTCCGTAATCCCAAAAGATTTAGCAAGTCCTACCGTCTTATCTACCATCGTCCCTATTACTTGGTTGTATTGACGCATATAGGATTGGTATTCCTTGGAATGCTCATTCAAGCCAGCCATCTTCTGTGCTAAGTCGTCAAGCTGCTTGATAACCGAGTCAGATACGATGTTCTGTATGCCGACTGCAATACCGCTGCTAGAGGTTCCATAATCCTTCAACTTGCCCAAAAGGGCTTGCTGAGCGCTATCCAAACGGTTGTTGTAGTCTTCGTTAGCCTTGGAGATTGCATTGGCTCTGTTGCGCTCTGTAGTCTCCAGCTTAATTTGCTCGATGAGTTCATTGGATTTATCTATCTCCTGCTGCTTAACATCCACAAGGTTGCTCTCGTCTTCCTTGATCTTGTCTATAGCAACCCCGTAGTTGGCATAGATGTTTGACAGCTCCTTGATGGTGTCCTTGTAAACCTTGGAACCTTCCTTGGCAGTCTTCAGAATGGAGACTAGCGACTCGACCTTGCTTGATGCTTCATTTGCACTCTCAGTAAACTTAGAGGTCTTTGTTGCTGCATCTTCAGCGCTATTGCCGAATAGATTGAACATCGTGACTCCAGCTGCTACTGCACCAAGAACCAGACCGAGAACATTTGAAGAAGAGACCAAATTGAACAGAGCCATGGCATCCTTGGCGGTTGTGATAGATTTCGCTAAAGACAAGAATGCTTTCGCACTCTCCCAAGCTACCTGTGCCTTAGATATTGCTATCATCGCTATCACCGCAGCCTTGTATGCACCATACGCTGCAACGACAGTCATAAGCACCTTGCCTACCGTCTCCCAATTCTCAACGAGGGTGGAAACGACTCCCAATCCGGTATTGATGACACCCTCCTGGGATTTACCCAGCTCGTTGAACATCTGCTCAATGGCATCCTCAATGTTGCTTATCTGACCGGTAATAGTCTTGGACTGAGCTTCCATCAAGCCACCGAACTTACTACCCTCGGCGGTCATACTCTGCATTGCCTGGATGAAGATGTCGCTGGTAACCTTGCCTGCCTTGATTTGCTTCTGGACCTCACCGATGGCATTGTTCAAGTCCAACCCCATAACCTTAGCCAATTCGTCTGCGATAGGAATACCTCGGTTGAGGAACTGATACAAATCCATTGTGTCCATCTTACCCTTGGCGATGGTGGTGCCGTAAAGCATCACGAGGTCTTTAAGGTTCAGACCCATACCTGCCGCCACGTCTCCCAATCCGATAAGCGTCTTATTGACATCCTCGGCTGCTACGTTGAATGCTAGGAGCTGCTTGGCCCCCTCTGTAACGTCTTCAACCCCGAAAGGTGTGACGGCTGCCGTGCGGATCAACTGCTTCATGAGAGCATCGGCTTTCTCCTCAGATTGCAACATCGTCTTGAATGCCATTTCTGTCTGCTGGAACTGACCGCGGACCTGCATCATCTGATTGACGAACTTGCCAATGCTCCAACCGCCAATGGCAATGTTCATACTGTTCTGTATATTCGAGATTACATCGTCAATAGACTTTCCGTCCTTCTCAACCCTCTCAGCAGTCTGATGAACTGCGTTCTGAATGTCTCGAAAACCGGAAACGACCTTGGCTGTCTCGACTATTGTATCGAATTTAATGCTTGGCATAATGTTCTATTTTTCCTTGAATTTATACTCTGCTATAAAGAATCTCCGGGGGAAATACCAAATACGAGTGTTCGATATGGGAACTCTACGTGCGTGCGCAGGAAGACTTCGGTTAAATCTCGGTCTCTGACTCTATCACCGCCTTCATAACCGCCTCTTTGTTGTTGCCATCGATGACCTCTTCCCCTGCTGCCGGTATATGGGCTTTCTTCCTCTCCTCGTCTGACAGATAGATTGAAGTAATCTTGTCTTTGAGCATGAGAGTCAGGTTGTTATACGATATTCCCCATACCACGTAATCGAAAGTCCATCCGTATCTTTCGCAAGCGGCATCTATGAGAGTTCCCCATATTGTCTTGCCTCCGAAGATAAAGGTATTCTCCGACTTCTTTGCTGCGTTGACCTTTGCCATACGCTTCGCTTCTTCTTCCATTCCTGTCTCTTTGGCTATTGTCTGGTATGAGTTAGCCTTAAGGATGATGATGAGTAGTGTAGCTATATCCTCGTTGGAGCATTCTTTGAAGATTAACTCCGTCTGCCTGCTTACGCATTTGGAGTCTAGTATTTCGTTCTTTGTGCTGAGTGAGTGATATGCAATCAATCTGCAGCATGTCTCCCTTTTGGTGTTTGCAACTCGCAATGCTTCCAAGAATGGATCAGCTTGAAGTAACTCTTTGTCTAGCTCCAAGCTATCTACCAACTGCGACGTTAGGTACATCATTCCCAGTGTAGTAGGGTAGATGCTAACGTGAGCGTGCTCAGTATCAAAGCCTATCGGCATATCTGTGAGCGTATTCGATATAATGATTCCTAACTCTTCCATATCACTCGAATTTAAATTATTGGCACCCAAGGCAGGACTCGAACCTGCGACTTTCAACCAGCTTTTAAAGACCCTGGATTTTCATGCGACGGACTATTTGGTCTCGCTCTTCCCCTGAGCTACTTGGGTAGGTTGCCGGCTGATAACCCTCAGTCGGCGGAAGGGATATTAGAATATGCCTATGTCTCTGCGTAGGTTTCCGTGATTTCAGCAGGAGGGGTCTCACCGTCCTGCGGCTTCTTGAAAGTCAAGGCATACTTTCCACCTGTTCCAGGTGTGGCGGTGATAACACGCCAGCGGTAAGCACAATAGACATCCTCACTCTTTGAGTTGATAGTCTTAGCCACCACGTCACCCTCTGGAATGAGAGCTGCGTGAGTGTACGTGATAAGAGCACCGTCCTTGGTTGTATAGGCCTCTTCTGCACCGATAGTAGTGTTACCCATGTAAACGCCAGGAAGCTCGGCGTCTTCCGGTTGGATAGCCAAACGGAAGTTACCCTCTACGGTACCGTCGATGGTCTTGAATGGCTGCGACTGGTTCTTCTTGATGAAGAGCTGATATGCAGCCTCGTAGGTGGACTTCTTTGTCTTGCGGTCAACAATTCCGCCACCTTCCTCAACCTGGGTCATTGTATCGCCCTTCGTTGGAGTAACAGTAGTAGTGCCATCCTTTGGAGTTGGGAGCTTAGTCCACTCGTTCTTTTTGCTACCTACCTCTTGAACGTAGATAGTGCATTTGCCCCATGATGTTACTGACATAATTTAATCGTTTATGAGTTTATATTCAACATGATTATTTATTACATGTTCTCCCGTGCTTGTTGCATATACCCTCTGCTCAACAGCGTGGGCTGCATACTCGCTCGTTCTGAACGTTTCCAAGAGATTCCAAGCCAGTTTGCAGATTTCGTCAACTCTGATAGTGTTCTCCTCGAACTGCCCATCTACGTCCTGGTCTTGTATATATATATTTACATTTATAATCGCCGTTTGAAGCTGCGTTCCCTCATTAGCCAAGATGGAGATAACGACATCTTCCTTATGAGAATTATGCGGTCTCATCGTCTTTGACAGCTTGCCATTGACGTTGTTCATAAAACCGCTTTCATTGATGTACCGGTAAACATCTGTCTTAATTGCTCCGTCTGATTTCATATCTTCCACTTGTTTATTTCATTAACTGCTGAGTCTATTGCTGTCTTCACACGTTGCTCTACAATGGATGTGGTCCATATCTTCGTTGAAGCGAGGACATCCTTGCTTTCCAAGGCTTCCACCTCTCCTGCGTATTCCATTCCGGCAACGACAACCAAAGCATAAACCCTGGAATATTCCTTTGCAAGGTCATTGATCATCTTCTTGCCCTTTACAGAGCCGTCTGTGCCACTGAGAACCTGCGAAAAGGCTGATTCCATATATTTACTTCCCTGCTCGTACACGGCGAAGCCTATGGAGCTTCTTAGGTTGCCCGTATGGTCTATCCAGCTTTCCTTGGCAGACCTGTTACGGATTCTAACCACAGATTCGTCTCCTAGCTTGCTCAATGCCTTAAGCACATTCTCCTGTATCTTCCTTGCGGCTCTCTGTAGGAAGGCATCAAGAGCGGAAGCGCTGGTTGTCATTCTTATGCCCATATCTTACACTGGAGTTGATAACGATGAAATCCCTTGACCTTGATAATTACATCCTCAGCCCCTAAAATTTCTAGCTTGATAAAATCCCCATAAGAGAACTTTTCAATTCCTACGGGCAAGTTATGCACTTCGTAGGAGTAGTAATCAATAGAACCGTCAGATGTAACTAACTTGTTGGCCTCGCCAGCAGGAACTACATCACAAGTGCAGCAGAACTTCCACTCGGTCTTGCCCTGGTGATAATTTCCATCATCATCTGTATAGCCAGCTACCTTCTGCTGCCGGTATAGTTTTGAGGCATGAAAACTCAATAGACTCATCAGCAATTAATGTAAACTGTCGGCTTTGGAGTAAGTGAAACCTCCTCCTCGCCGATAGAGTTATATAAACGATTGACTTGAACTAATATAGCCTTTCGCTGGTCTTCCGAGAGGGAACCTATTGATTTGTCCGCTTCGGAGAAGCTAACGGCTTGTATGAGAGAAAGCAGACAGTCGGCAAGCGTTCCTTTGTAGGCGTCACTTCTGGCAACGTCACCAGTGAACTCTGATTCGATATCGAGGTCACGCTTTATGCAAGCGTTTTCCACGAAACCATAGGGGATAGGGATGTGTACCTCATCCACCAAAGCTTGTCCGACCGTCTTCATGATTACTCCTCAGCTTTAGCTGCGTTATCCTTGAACTCCTTCTTCTTTGTAGGAGGCAGTTCATTGTAGGCATCAATAATCTCCTTATCACTTGCATCACTAGCAAGGGTGGCACCAAGAGCATTAAGGGTTGTGATAGCCTCCGGCTTCTTGTAGGTCACATCAGAGATTGTTACCTTAGCGTCCTCTGTATCTGCTTTCTCCTTTTCGGTATCAACCGAAACGTCTGGGTCTGCCAGCTTAGTATTAATCTGATAGATTGTATCAACGTCCTCGATGACAGGCAAGCAGTATGCCTGCACCGCAGTTGTCTCACGCAATGGATCAGTTGTTGAATACTGAGAGATAAGCTTGTAATCAATCTGCTGATAGGTTACACCTGCCACTCTGTTTGTTGCCTCTGCTACCTGACCGTAAACGAGGGCACCAATCATCTGTGAGCATACACCGATAATCATATTGTTGTTCCAAGGCTTAACACTCTTCTTCACGCCATCATGCTCCAAGCGGACGGTACGGTTGATGATGCGGAATGATACACCGGTCTCGTCCAAGAATGCTTCCTGGAATACGCTGGAAGTAGGAACCGGCAGCTTTGTGTTGGAGTCATAAGTCTGACCCTTATAGTTGGCAACAAGCTCGCGAGCGTCCTGTGCCTTCTTCAATTCGTCAAACTTAGCCTTTCCAATCCAGAAGATCAAGATGGTGTTGCCATCATTCGAAGCTCTCGTGATACATTCCTTCAAGTCTGCAACGGTAATACCAGTATCAACATTGTTGATGCCGAGCTGATTTTTCGGCAAGTACTGATACTTGATACGGAGCAATTCCTTTGGATTATCGTCGTCACGTACAGCTACATAGCCGTTAGAGAGACCATACAGAAGGGCATACTCATTACGCTCATCAACACCGACATTACAAGCTACCGGGTCCTGCGCCAATTTACGGCGAATCTCTGCTGTCTGACCGCCCTGTGCTTCCATGAGTCTGAGAGCGAGGATATCTGACTCCTTCAAGAATTTCTTCATACCGACCTTTGGCAGTTTGCCGTTGGCGGTTGAAATCTTGTCACGAGACTTCAAAGGAACCGGAGAATCCACTGCCACGTAGTCAGCAGCTACGTAAGAGGTATCAACTGTGTCGGCTTCCCATTTGTTGTCGGTAGAATAAACGCGGCGGAGAATGGATGTATCCTTGTGAAGATACGTCATCTCGTTCTTGCGCTTACCGTTAATCTTCTCAATCAATGTCTTCAGGATTGGGAAGAAACTCAAGATATACTTAAGAAATAAAGAACTCTGTTGCATAAATCACCTCCTTAACCGATTGCATCGTGTCCCCACTGAAGAGTAGGAACGGCTGTTTTCAAAGCTGCCTTAATCGTATCGACAGGATAAGGGACAGCCTTATCATTAGCCTCACCTGCCGTCATAACACCTACATGAGGGGTATCTACCGGAGCAGTTGTCATGCAGACACCTACATACTCGTGATTTTCCGGCAATGAAGCATAAGCCTCACCTGTTACCGGCATAGGCTTGTACTCGCCAGACTTGGTATCACGAATGATAATGTGTCCGCACTGGATGAACTCTCCTGAGAAACCTGTCATGTCAAGAATGACACCACCCATGATGCCATTCACGTAATTTCTGATGATTACAGACTCCTTGCCTGAATCAAACGTTTTTGTCTCGCTTACGCCATACATAACTTTTAAAATTTAAAGATTACATAGTTTCGGCAAGCTCATCAATCTCATTGTCCTTGATAACCTCAACCTCTTCCTTCTTAGGCTTTCTCTGAGCCGCAGGAGCACCAAGCTTTCCGAGACCTTCGTTAGCACGCTCTTGATCGATAGCTGCCAAGTCCTCCACAATACCATCGTAGAAATCATCGAACTTAGATTCGTTCTCGAAATTCATCTTGTCGAAATTCTTCAAGACAGTCTTTCCGAACGTACCTTTGTCCTTAAGGAGTGCCTTCAGCTTAGAACGGCGGCCATCATTCTCACGCTCAGACTTCAAACCGAGAATTTCGGTCTGCAAAGCTTTGTTCTGAGTAATGAGTGCCTGCGCCCATCCTGGGACCTGCTCCTCTTTCTCTTTCTTCTGTTTGCGGATTGGTTTCTTGTTGCCGGCAGGGTCATCATCATCGTCATCGACCTCGTCGTCATCCAAGTCTTGACTATCCTTAAAGCTCTGGATAGTACGCTGCGCAGTCTTTTGCGCAATCTTAAGATAAGGAAGAACCGCATTGACCTGCTTTTCAATCTCTGCGTTTACATCCTCGTCTGAGGCTTCTTCATCGAGTTCTAAGTTATTGGCAACATCGGCAGCAATACCCTCTAACTCCTCTCTACTGAACCCCAACGCCTTTGATTTGGGTTTCAGAATAACTAAAACTTGCTTCGTTCTTTTTTTCATTCTAACTAAATATTTAATTGAACAATAAAATTCAAGAAATATCCCAGTACGAAGCGATAGCAATAAGTAATGCTGCAAAATTATAAAAAAAGTATTTAATCACCAAATATATTGCAAGAAAATATACTTAATGATTAAATACTTTATGGTTACATATAAATATTAATCTGGATAATTGAGCTTATCCGGTCCAGCTGTCGATAGATATACGGAGAACATATCACATAGCTCTTTTGCTCCTTTTAAGTCGTTGAGCCTATAATTACCGCATTCCACTTCCGATGCACCTGGAATCGTCTTTGATAGCGAACAAGCCTTGAATGCTTCTACTATCATTTCCTTTATGAGCTTTGAAGTCCACGTACCTTTAAGTATAAGATAAAAACCTGTAAGACAACCCATCGGTCCAAAATACAGAACGGAATTGCTAAGAGGACTATCATTGCGTAGGTAGTCCGCCATCAAATGCTCTATTGTGTGCGCGACAGCTGGTGACATCATATCCTTATTTGGCTTGCACACACGAATATCGAATGTTGTAGCAGTCTCCAATCCCCATTTATCTACTCTTGAAACATAAAGACCTGGCTTCAGTTTCGTATGATCAACTTTAAAACTTGGTATCATTCTCTAATAATTTACAAACAACATCAAATGCCTTCTCAGCAAGGCTATCCCAAAAACCTGCATACTGTTCGGTCTGGTTCGGCTCCAGGGGATTATCGCTAATAACTCGAATGGACGTAAAACCAATACCCTTCTTGTAGCATACCTGCGCAAGGGCAGCAGACTCCATATCGATGGCGCATACGTTATACGAATTAGGAAGGAAATCCTTAATCGCCAATACCTGCTCTCTCGTAGTGATAAACTTATCTCCCGTAGCTATGGTTCCTAATCGGAATCTTTCATCCATATCAATCCACGAGAAATCAGAAGGAAAGACTGCCGGCATACCTTGAACTTGTCCATTGGCATTTGGCTCGCCGCAATATACATCGTGGTAGCAGTACGAATTGCCAATCACGATATTACCAGGTTTCAATCCCGCGACTGCCGCACCGGCGCATCCTACCGAGATAACTCTTGTAACTTTGCTGGACGTATTCGACGAAAGAAATTCTGTCAAGCAAGATGCCGCATTAACCTTGCCAATACCAGACTTGATTAAAGCTATGTTTTGAACATTTTTGTAGTCAAGCCAATTCTTTGCAATCCATTCGCTGATAAGGTCGTATTCCTTATCCATAGCGGTAACTATGACAATCATTGCGCACCTCCTTTCGTTAGCTTAAGCTTCTTGCAACGGTTGTAAATAGCGTTCTCATCCACTCCAATCTTGGTAGCAATGGCTTTTACCGGGTACTTGCCATACATTCTGCGAATGATGAAATCCTCGTCAGCAGTAAACACGTGGCTCTTGCTGATACCCATTTTCTTCATCTTTCGATGGATGGCCCAATAATTACGATTGAGCTGCTTTGCAATCTCCGTTGTCGTCATCACCAAAGCGTTAACCTTGATGAACTCAATCTCTTCTGCGCTAAAATGTTTTCCTCTACTCATTATTTAATATTTGGGTTCATTAAGCCGCCCAAGGCTTTCTTTCTCTTTCTGTTATATCTTCTGTTCGCGGCAATTCTTTCAGCGTTCTCTTTACGATAAATTTCCATTCTTGCCAATAGATGTTCCTTGTGTTCCTGATAATACCTTCTGTGGTAATCACGGATTTCCTCTTCTGTCTTTGCCATATCGACCTAAACTCCAAGTGAAACACAAACTCCAAAACAACCATGAGAACGCAAAATGAAGAGAATATGCTCCAGATTTACGCTCCTCGAATTTAGAGTTGCCAATAATCAAATCACATCTTTGTATGCAGACAACAGGAGTGACGTAGAAGCAGAATCCTTGCATTCTGCTTCGTTCTGATAATCCATTCTTAAAATATACTTCCATAACTCATCTGTATTTAACTAATTCTTTTAACCATTTCGATACGTCTTCAAATTTCAATGTCGTATCACGACAAAACTCTTTTGCATTGCGCATTGCTCGATATAATTTTGTTTTCTCTTTCAATTCTTTATCCATACTACTTGAATTTAATCACGAAATAATCCTTATCCAAGAACTCATCGGGACACCAACCCTTGCGTGGCTTACCAATGCTGATGCTCTCAATCTCCTTCTCAACTCTCGGCTTGTCGTTTCCATATCCGTTAATGAAGAGGACGTGAGTGAAGGGTACGAACTTCATAGCACCAACGTTTATCTTCTCCTTGATAGTGTCGGTATCTATAAGCATTTCCACGCTCTTTTCTACGTGTAGCTTTTTGAACTCTTTGCTCTCCTCATCCTTGATAAGGAGAAGACGACTCATCCAAAAATCTTTAATTACCCGATACTCTTCGTTCTTTTCGCCCGACACTATCATATCGAACCATTGCTTGCTGACGGTGAGGGTCAATACTTTCTTTTCCATAAGCTACTTCTTTTTATGACAAGGACAGCTCTCGGCGTGAATAACACAAACTCCGTGTTTCGTATCTACTAGCAGATAGTCGTGCCCTTTCTTGGTGAATACAGATGTACCAAAATCCCTTGCAGGTTCATCGCTATTAGCCAAAGAGCGGATGCCCTCAAATATCAATGCTCCTACAAGCAAGCACAAGACGAACCAAACGGCTGACTTGATTAAATTTAAAATCTTATTCTTCATCTTCACACATTTTATTCCATATATTAACACACTCAACGAACTCTTCGACTTCTTCTATACTATTCAATATAATAGTAATGCTTCCATCTTCGTTCCAGTGCTGATTACTTACATCTACCATAGCTTTATCTTACTTCTCCTTATCGAATTTATTGCCAACAACTTTGAAATTGAATATTGACAATATAGAGCCTAAGAAATTCAACAAATGCCCACCACCTACAGAATTTTTAATAATGAAACCGCCATTCTCATCCCAAACAACCTCATAGATTGCTCTCGTTTCTCGGCTTTGCAGAAGGTCGTGTTCCCAAATTTCATTACCCTTGCAGTCTTTCAGACCTGTAAACTGACAGATGGTAGAGGGGTCAATTGGTGATGTCAGCCGTTTCTCAAAGTCTGTCATCCAGACGTTATCTGAATCTTTGTGATGAACCAAGTCACCTTTTATCCATTTCCCATCCAATGTCTTCTTTGCCTTGAACTTTATGTTTTCTATTTTCATAAGCTATTTCTTTTAATCGAATTTATTGCCAATGACTTCCATATTTTCAGATGGGAAATGGCATAAGAAGAAACCATACCCAAACAAAAGGCTGATGCTTTAACATCTCCTGCCAACATTCTTCTGTGTTTACAAATGGACGGTACTTTGCTTTGGGCTGACTATCTGATTTGATGCGATAGCTTTTTACACTTCCGTGATAAACGAACTCATCAACATCTTCCCACTTGTCATTTATTATGTCTAGATGTTGAATTGTTTCGCCTTCACTGAATGCCTTAATGATAGGCAATAACTTTTTAACTTCTTCTCTTGTCATACTCAATCCTCCAACTCTTTAAGTGCCAAGACTAACTCGTTTTGAATATGAATTGCCATACCTTCACTCAATTTTATTCTTTTTGAGCCAATCAGCTTGGAAACATTATTAATGTGAACTATTGCTTTTTCTTTGCTCATTGCTTATCCTCCTTGATGATTACCATATTCCTTCCGAATCTCGTATGATGATGAATTTCACCTTCATCATCAAAAGCTTCTATTCTAGCCCTTGTGATACCGATTTCAGTAACATCCCCTATTAGGATACGTTCATTATTGCAATTGGAAAATAAAACCTTATCACCAATTACAATTTCTTTTCCAAAAAAATCTTCCATATTCTCTTCTTTTTACCCTCTCCCTGTTGCCAAGGAGAGGGTGGTTAGCTACTCATTAACTTCAACAAACTTTCCGTTTTTAAGTTGATACCAAGTATCAGCCTTGATATTCTCTCCATCAACGTACTCTGTCTTAACACATACTGGAACATTACGATTCTTTTCATCGCTCCACTTCCATTCTGCCAGCGTTATCCAAGAGCCAACCTTTGCTTTGGCTTTAGATTCGTTTCCAGCACACATAATAACGGAATCTTCTCCTGTACTGTCAATCTGAGCATAGTCGCCCGATGAACCAATCTGAGCATAGTCGCCCGATGAACCAATCTTAGCATAGTTGCCCGATGAACCAATCTGAGCATAGTAGCCCGATGAACCAATCTGAGCATAGTAGCCCGATGAACCAATCTGAGCATAGTAGCCCGATGAACCAATCTGAGCATAGTTGCCCGATGAACCAATCTTAGCATAGTCGCCCGATGAACCAATCTTAGCATAGTCGCCCGATGAACCAATCTGAGCATAGTAGCCCGATGAACCAATCTTAGCATAGTCGCCCGATGAACCAATCTGAGCATAGTAGCCCGATGAACCAATCTTAGCATAGTTGCCCGATGAACCAATCTGAGCATAGTCGCCCGATGAACCAATCTTAGCATAGTCGCCCGATGAACCAATCTGAGCATAGTAGCCCGATGAACCAATCTTAGCATAGTTGCCCGATGAACCAATCTGAGCATAGTCGCCCGATGAACCAATCTTAGCATAGTTGCCCGATGAACCAATCTGAGCATAGTAGCCCGATGAACCAATCTGAGCATAGTAGCCCGATGAACCAATCTGAGCATAGTAGCCCGATGAACCAATCTGTTTTCTTCTGTATCCATTGTCGTTTAACACACCATCTGCCTTAACTTTAGATGGTGATGTTATATCTTTCAGCCACTCGACACCGATATTAATGATGTCAGCCAACTTTAACTCAGCCTTAATCTTGATACGAGAAGAGCATATCTTTGTTGACATTTCTTCTTCGTCTATCTTGCCAGACTGCTCTACTTCTGCAAAGCGAGAGTTAAGCATATCGTAGTAGTCCCACACTTCAATCGGAGACTTGCAAGCATGGAAGCCTCGGTTACAACACCTGATTTCTCCGTCCATTTCATACTCCTTTCCAACTTCGTACTTAAATCCACGGCATTTCATATTCTTGTCGAATCCCTTGTACGATGTGATTACATTTTCACTCATTTCCTATCTATTTATATCCCATAAGGGATGGTTAGTTACTAAAGCTCGTCAAACTCTTTCTGAATGCTATTTAAAGCCTTTTTTATAGCATTCTTTATGTCGGCAGATTCTTTTGGCGCATACTTGTTTATATCTATTAGAGCACACCCCAGTCTGTTTTCATTAGCACTCATGCCATTACAATATCTACCGATAACTTCTTTGTAAGCATTAACAAAGTTGCTTAATCCGTTAGCTCTAGATAATCTTTCTTCTGTCATATCTTTATATTTTATGCCCGAAGGCGGTTATGAGTTGGTTATATAAAATTGTTCATAAACAGTAGATTTCACTACAATAGGTTCAGAACCTAAGTCGTTATCATCTATCTTGATGGCAATTTCCATATCACCCTCTTCATCGTAAACATCTTGAAGCTGTTGAATAAATTCACTTATTTTCATACTAATATCTTTTATGCCCGAAGGCGTTAAACAATCAAGTATATCAAATTAACAAATGATAATATAAAAATGACTACACCTAGTATAAAAAGAATGACACCTATAGTAGCGAGCCATTTATCTTTAATCAAGTACAATCCGAAAATAGCCATAAATAAACCCAAAAACATTACCATTATTAATGCGATCACAATACCTACACCTCCATTTCGTGATTAATTCCAAGACCGAAGAGAATGTGTTGTAAATCTGATACTGAATGCATATTTCTACGTATAAGATTGTCTCCAATATAAACATACCATGAGTGATTATCTAATTCCAACAAACTCAACTTCAAACATTCTTTTTCGATAAACCAATGATACATGCGATAAAGCATCCACCCATTCTTCTCTAGAATCTCTGGGGTAATAGGAATTGGCGCAATATCCTTAACCCAAGCGCAGCAATCTCCGAAGAGATAACCTTTATCTCCAAATTCCGCACCTTCGATATTCTCTAAGCGGACAACACCTTTCAGAACCGTTCCATCGTCCAACTCCAAAGTCTTTGATGGGTCTGATGATGTTACTCGGTAAACGACATCTTTAGCTGTACCTAGTGGTACTCCGTTTGTCATCACCAAATCTCCTGGAATGTACTTTACTTCTTCCATATTAATCTCCTTTCTTTTTAGGAACATACTCATCTAACTCATCGTCAAACTCATAGCAGTCTGGGCAGTAGTGCTTGTCACCAATCTCTGCCCATTCGCTTTCCATTGCTTGCTCTTTGGCTGTTCCTTCGTCCAACCAAGCCACAATGCCATTAAACTCTTCAATGAAGGTCTTTCCACATCTGTCACAAACGACAGAGTACATAGTAACTGACTTAATCATGGTTGCATCCTTTCAGTAAATCGTCAATATATATCCACCTCTTGATAGTATAGTCGCTGCGCTTAAAACTATTTTCATCCCAACCAAAGTTGGTTAGGTGCGAAGTAACATAGTCTATCTCATCCGTCATGTTGAGTGGTCTATGATACACAACTTCTACCAAACATTTATGGTACTTTTTTGGATTTTCATCAATAGCATGCCACAAGTTTTTAAATAACTCATTAATAGCCCACTTAGCACCATGTCTAAACCCCTCTGCTATAAACGGAGCATCCTGTGAAGCAGGATATCTATTGTTGCAATAATATCTTGCTGCTTCTTCGATTTTTTTATCTTCTATCATAATCTACCCTTTCTTTTTTTAAGTTGATTCTTTCTACGTATTCTTCTTTGTGCCTTACCATCTTGTATATCTTCACACTCAAAGTGTGGTGAGCAATACCAAGGTATGCTATTCATTAAATCTTCATTGCCCATAATTAGCCCTCCACGTCTTTACTTGTACCTAACAATAATTCATTGCCTTCGTAAGGAATGCAATATGCCCAATTAGCATAAACGCAATGACAATATCCATCTTTGCCTATATAACCAAACAAATTTGCACGCCAATTATCTGATTTACTATCTCTAACCAACACCCTATCAAATGGTCTCAGCTCAACCTTCGTTTTCAAATCAACAATCTGTTTCTTCTCAGCATCCCAAGCCTTGCCTTCTTTTTCGAGAGCTGAGAAGAGTTGTTGCTTCTCTGAGTCAGTGGCAAGACGGTCTGAACTACAATCAGCTGTGTAGTTTTTAAATGTTTGTATCCGTTTTCCCTCATTATTAAAACTAAAACCAATATAATACTTGCCCCAACAAATATTATTTCCATTCTTCTTTTCTTTGAAGATTCTAATATTTTTTCTATCTAAATCTACTGCCACTATATCCCCATCCTTGAACTCAGGCTGCTTCTGGATTTCAAGTGTTTGCAGGTTTAGCTTACCACCAAATCTCTCCTCAATACATTTGATAAAAGATTTCGCCTCCTTTTCTGATGCTAAAGTATGTAAATTGGTATCAAGAAAACCATCTTCTACCAAATTAATTGTCTTTGCATAGAAACTAGTATAGTTGCCATTTGCCCATCTATCGAAGAGTATCTTTAAACCTCTGCTATTTACCAATACATCGCCCTTCTTCCAGGCGAACTTAGACCAGTCACGCATTTCCTTTGATGGAAAAACGACACATTCTCCATCATCATACAATTTGCCATTTTTATCAAGATATCCTTCTCCACCAACCATAAAACCAGACTTTGAATTATAGAAGGATATTTTGAAACTTTTATCATCTACTTCTTCTAACTTGCATTTACCACAAGCGGAAGAATATAACTTAGTTCCTTGCGGCTTATCCTTTAGGATTTCCGCTACATTAATCTTTTCTTCCATATCTATCTTTCAATTAAGTTAGCTTTCAACTCTCTCAACTGATTCAAAGCATCATCGAGAGCGTTGTGATTATTATTCTCAAAAGTCTTCCACTCCTTTATGAACTCCTTTGCGGTTCTGATGTCTCTAGGTTGCCAAAACTGCCAAGGGAGTTCTCTATCAAAGTGCTCATACAAGTCTTTAATACAGAACAAATCCATAGTACCTTTTGTCCAAATGATAATATCTTTGCCACAAGAGGCGAGGATTTTATCTAACACATCCATTGCTTGCTGATAACTGTATAATGTTTGATTATTGACAACCGGACCATTCTCCTGATTTAACCACCACAGAATAGTTTCTCCTGAGAATGTTCTTTCACAACTATTCCATACTCTCGGATCTATTTGAATTAAGGCTTTACTTAGTAGTTCAAACTTGGAGTCTGCTGCAGCAATTCCTATCTGAGTGATGGCAGCATCGTTTCTTCTACCAAGAGTTTCGATGTCAATTACAATGTTGTTTCTTACTTCTTTTATTTCCATAACTTTAATTTCTTAAAATGTGACATTTAATTACTTTATTGACCGCATTAGGCTGCGATTCATTGAATTGCTTTACAAACTGACGCTCCATTTCCTTTGGAAAGATGGGCTTTGTCGGCTTCGGCATAGTTAGGACGGCTTGAATCCTTGCCCCCCCACTCAGCGTAAGCAGACATCTGCGAGTTATCATTTTACCAAACATCATAACCTTACCCTTTCACATAGTTGATTACGTGCTCCTGGGCTTGCTCATGCAAGTTATCGAAAGCGTCTTCTATAACTTTGGCTGTCTGATCGCCATTAAGGTTCTTCAGCATTTCGCCAACAACTTTTACCTGTTCTTCTATAGGTAAAGAACAGAACTCTTCAACAAGGAAGCTTTTCTGATAATTGTAAGACATATCGTGAAATAAGTCTGATAAATCTACGTTTGCTTTATATACTGACATAATCTTAATCGAAAATATGATGGTTCAACTTTCTCTTTCTGAGGTTTCTCTTAATGACTTCCATATCCTTATGGTCGTTGGTGTGGTCCGCAAGAAGCTTGATGATTTCATAGATGTCATTTGCGTTATCCTCCAGGTTATCGCAAATGTTCTCGTCACCGAAGAAACTCTTAGTGAAGGGCTTCAAGTGGAAATAGTACTTCTTGGCTGCATCCTGCATTTGATTGTAGTGCATCTTCTGCTCGCTCTTGTATTGAACATCAAGTAATTTGAGCATAGACTGCTCATCCCTTATGAGTTGGTCCAATACATCAGACACCATTGCTATCAAGCATCCGTTAACCTGCAGGCGTTGAATAAATCTTTCCTGCTTCACATCTGATGTTATTCCTTTCTTAGAGAGGACAACCTTCAAGTCGTTCGCTGTAACTTTCTCTTTTCCCATTGTCTTACTTTTATTTGTTAAACCACAAACCGGAATATCTCCATTCCCAGTGAAGGCAAGTATCATTAGGCTTCTTGCCTTCACTATAGCATATCTCGGAAGCTATGCAATTACTACATATATGCTTCATAATCATGGAAGTTTAGATACCAAATAATCTATCTCCTTATCCGTAAGCTCCAAATCGTTCTTACGCTTAAACTTGATGATGGCATCTACTCCGACCTCACCTTTAACCAACTGATAGATGGCATCCTCATCAAATCCCTTATCTAAGTCCTTGATAAGTTCCATTCCCAAATCATAGATTTTCTGTTGAATCTCCTTTTTAAGGTCTGCGTTGATTCGCTCTAAAGCTTCTGCTTTCTGATAGAATCCGCAACCGCCCTCAATGGCAAAGTCGTTATTGATGTTCTGACACATCTGATCAATGTCCTTACTACCGAAGAACTGAGCGAAATAGGTATCCCCCTTCAAGGACTGTAGAATATCGATTTCTTCTTGCTTTGTCATAACTAATCCTCCTTGTCTAATTTATCATACTCATTACGCAACTCAATAATTTTATTTGTGAAGTAAACCATAACCTCTTTCAAGAGGGAAAGCATATCTTTATGGTTGAGGATGTCGCCAACCGCTGTGTAGTACTTAAGATTGTCATTTGCATCAAGAAGGTCAAAGCTACCGCAGCATGCCACATTGGTGTTGAAAGACTCTTCCTGGAAATTACCAACTTTAGCTTGATAGCGAATCACCAAGTCTCTGTCTCTTTCGACTCCTTTCAAGTTTAAGTGGACGATAAGTGACTTATAGCCTAAGTCTATACCCTCTACCTCCCAATCAGGGCAAACAGAAATAATGTCCTTTATCTTCTTTGTGGCTGACTCAAACATGTTCTCAATGTTCTTTCTAACCTCTGCCTTCTTTGTTTCAACTGAATTGTTCATAATCTTTATAATTTTAATTGGTTCAACTTGTAAGATAGCGACCTGGTAAACCAAAAGTACTATCTCTTATCTATATGCAAAGGTACGAAAATTTTCTGATATATGCAAATTTACCAACGACTTTTTTAGTTAAAAATACTAAATATGTTAGATATATGCGAATATATCCGTAAATTTGCCAAATCAAAATTTAGAAGATTATGATAGACTTTAATGAACTTTTTAAAAGAAATGACGTTGGCAGCATCATAGGAGAGCTGAAACAATGCGTGCTGGATATTCCACTTTGGAGTACCCTGTTATCTGAGTATGAGCCTATGCTCCATGAAATCGTAGAAGATCACGTTGGCAGACAGGACAGAACGCTTGATGACGGAGTGGTAGAAAAGGCAGCTAGATTGCCTATCGGATTGGAGAAGCTTCTTACACGAAGAATCTCTGAGTTCACAATGGCTATACCGGTCAAGCGTGTATATACGTATGATCAGGCTGACGAGGAACTGAAGACGATTGTGCGTGCCATCGAGAAAATCTACACCTGCGCACACATTGATGCCGTGAACATGCACAGAGCAAAGTGCTATTACGCCTCTTGTCAGATGTTCACGCTTTGGTACACACAGAAGAAGTCTAACAAGCTCTACGGCTTCGACAGCCAGTATAAGCTGAAATGCAAGACATTCTCTCCAATGGATGGAGTTGACATCTATCCTTACTTTGATGAGTATGACGACTTGCTTGCTCTGTCATTCGAGTATAAGCGTAAGGTTACTGACACAGAGCACACCTTCTTCGAGACCTATACCGCAGACCATCATTACAAGTGGGACCTGTCTTCAGACGACGAAGAGTCCGGATGGAATTTGGTGGATGATAATGAGATTTCTATCGACAAGATTCCAGCCGTGTTCTGGTACCGGCACAAGCCATGCTGGGAAGGATTGAAACCTATCCGTGAGAATATCGAGTACACCATTTCCCGAAACAGCGATGTTGTGGCATACAATTCCGCTCCTGTCTTGAAGATAGCAGGTGCCATCGTTGGAATGGAGCGAAAGGGAGAGAGCAAGAGGGTGTATAGAGTCAGCGAAGACGGCGATGTTAGCTACGTGTCTTGGCAGCAGGCTATCGAGGCTCTTAAGTATCACGTTGACACTCTCGTCAAACTTTTCTTCATGCAGTCTCAGATGCCGGACATCAGTTTCGAGAACATGAAGAGCCTTGGCAATATCGGCTACGATTCGAGAAAGACACTCCTCATGGATGCCCATCTTAAGATAGGAGAGGAGACTGGTGCCTGGATTGAAGGCTTCGAGAGAGAGACCAACGTCATAAAGGCGTTCCTTTCCAAGATGAATACGAAATGGGCAGCTAGAATGGATGAGATTACTGTAGAGCACATTATCACTCCATTCATCCAGGAGGATGAGAATACTCAGATTGACAAGTGGCTTAAGGCTAACGGCAATAAACCTCTCGTCAGCCAGAAGGAATCTATCCAGCGTGCCGGTCTTTCCGATGATCCTGACAAGACTTTCAACGAGATTCAAGGAGAAGAGGAAGTAGAGGCCACAAGAACAGCAGCTTCTATTCCTAACTTATTCTCGGAGGAATAGCTATGAGAAAGAAGAAGGAAGAAGAGAAACGGCACTTCTGCCGTGAATGTGCTCATGCTACTGACTTCCATAGTATGAGCCTTAAAGGTCAGCCAATCCTAGCAAAATGCCCATATCAAGAATGGAGCGTTCTTCTCAACTGGGATTGCTGCAAACACTTTAAAATGAAATTGTATGAAAAAGCCAAAACTGCCTAATCAGAAAAAGGCATATAAAGACCTTGGCAAGAGACTGAACGCTTATACCCGGAAAATCATTTCCATCTATGAGACTCTTGCCAAGGAGTCCGCTAAAATCGCCACCTCCACCGACTTCGATGGGGATGGCGAGTTCTCTTTTGATGATTACCCTAGAACAGAAAAGAAGGTGAATGCCTTGATGGATTACTATTCAAACAATATGCAGGCATTGGTCTATAATGGCATATCGGACGAATGGAAGAACAGTAACACGCTGCAGGACCTACTTGCCAAAAGGGTAATCGGCACCTTTACTAGGAAGATAGCGGACGCAAAGCAGAAAGCTTACTTTGAGCACAACAACGCGGCAAAGAAGGCTTTCATGGAGAGAAAGATAAAAGGTCTCGGTCTTTCAGAAAGAATATGGAACCAGAGAACTGATGTAAAGGAGGCTCTGGAGAAAGCTCTGTCCGTCGGCATCGAGAAGGGTATGAGTGCTGTTAAACTCAGTAAGAAGGTCAGTAAGTACCTTAATGATTATCCGTCACTTGCCAAAGACTATAAGAAGAAATACGGAAAAGCCATAACCATTCAGAACTGCGAGTACAGAAGCGTGCGCCTGGCACGTAACGAGATAAACATGGCCTACCGTTCTGCCGAGCAGGAAAGATGGGCTAGAATGGACTACATTAAAGGCAAAGAGATAAAGACAACCAACAATCCTAGCCATAAGCACGATATGTGTGATTTGCTTGCAGGTGTCTATCCGAGTTATTTTCCTTGGGTTGGTTGGCACGTAAATTGTATGTGCTATGCCATCCCGGTAATAATGAGCGAGAAAGAGTTTTGGAGTGGTAAACAGCCAAACAATACTATGCCTAAGAACTTCACAAATTGGGTGGATGATAATAAAGACAAGGTAAAGCAATCATCCTATATCACTCAATATGCCAAGGTTGAGAAAACACAGAAAAAGAAGACTGTTCGCATTCCATCAGTATCGAATGAGACAAAAGCTCAACTCACAAAGTCAATCAACGAATGGGCAACAGAGAATCTGAAAGAAGTTCAGATAAACAAGAAAGAGACGGCAAGGAGGCTTTATTTGTTCTTGGGTGAGAAAGAAATAATCATGAATAAGAAGTTCCTTACGGAGACATATTCTAAGAATATCAATAACTCTCATCTGCCCGATACGATACAAGTTGCCTTGAACATAAAGGATTGGCTTCCTAGCGGAAAGTTCGTTAGAAAAGAGCAAGGCAAACACCACGATTGCTTCTTCAATGTCTATCAAGCTGAATATAATGGAAAGAAAATCGAGTTTAAGACAAAACTCACCGATGGCGAAATCTTATACACGATGAGGTTATTGAAATAAAAAAGAGGATTGGGGTCCTTCCGAAGTCTGCGCCCGAAGGCCGACGTGTGAACGGCTCACCCAATCCTTTATATCTTTCTCCTTTACCGCTGCAAAGGTAATATTTTATTTTGGAAAATCCAAATCTTTTTTAGAATTTTAATTGGTTCAAGCCCTCGCTGGTGCATTTAATGTCTTGTAAGCCTCGAAAGCCAATGTGCTCACGTGCTCACTGATGGTGGTGGAGATTGTCATAATGTCTCCCATAAGGAGCATCGTCTCTCCCTTTCCGACCTCTGTGATGAGACTCAAAAGGCAGTTAATTTCATCCTTAAGCGTCTCGGCTTTCTTCATCAGCGGTGTTGGCGGCTCGACCTTGACCTCTTTCTTCTTCTCACCGGACTGAGAAGCAATACACTTCTCAACAGCCTTCGGCACTCTCGGCTTCGGCAGGTTGCAGATGATGTTCTTCTCCTTCAATGCGAGAAGCCAGCGTCTGCCTCGCTCCGTCCAAAGAGGTCTTCTTGTGTACTTGCCCTTGATGACGTGTGTAGTCACCTCAGTTAGCTGATAGGTGGAGTAGGGACTTGTCAGCATCCACTCATAGCCCCGGTTGAACGCAAGGCCAACCTCCTTCAGCTCTTCGTACAACTTCTGTGCGCTGCTCATGCCCAACTCCTTTGCCATCTGCGTAGTGGAATAGACACCCTTTGTCATGTCGCACTTCTGCACTCTCTTGAAGCATTCATCGATTCTCTCCTGGAGATCACCCATGATTTCCTTCTGTCTTGTTAACCACTCCTGGTCCTTTTTAACTTCGACCATCATTTCCTTTGCGAACTCTTTCAAGCTCATGTCTGCATTTGTTGCCATATTCTTGTTTTATATGCAACCGTCGAGCTCATTTTATAAAGAAGGGCAGCCGCTCGTCACACCCTGAACAAGACCCTCAGCTAGCGTCCCAGCCTCGGCAGGTAGTAACTTACAGTTGCCCTATTTAGTAGGCTCTTAGACAAAATTACTACCTTTATCCTATATGCAAAGGTACGAAAATTTTGTCAGATTACCAAATCTTTTAACCTAAATTACGAATTTAATTTATTGGAAATCAGAGAGTTAGATTTGAGGTAAGCGATAAACTCATCAAGCATTCTTGACGTGCGCTCTCTAATATCCGTTTCTGTAAAATCTGTCAACGTCTGTGACAGCATTCGTAATTCGTGTATCTTAGTTCCAATCCTCTCGCCTGTGGATTTGAACTCACCATTATAATACTTAATCTTGTCAGCAAATCTGTAATCGGATGCCCGAATATTAACTCTTCGCTCCAATACCGATTTGTTTCCCAACATTTCAAGAACCTCGTCACTCGACAATCCACCTTCCTTGACTTGTCTGTTCCTTGGGAAGATGTGTTCAATATCATATGTTGCGTCAAGAGGAAGCAATTCCTGGCTATCGAAAGTGAATGCCCACCACACAATCATCGACTTCGTAATCGCACGAGTGTTTGAAAAACTGAAGTTGTTAAATTGCGAACGGAACAATTCCTCTTGGAATAGATAGTTCTCGAAAGCAATCTCTTTGTTCTCTATGATATTCACCATCTCATTGAATACTGGTGCTCGCAAGGCTGTTATTCCTGGGTTACTGATAGCGTATGCCCAGATAAAGCCTATTAAACGATTCAAGAACAGATAGAACTTCTCGTTGTCTAGCATATTCTCAGCATTCTTATAGTGCATGAAATATACCGATACGATATAAGTCCATAAACTGTTAGGCGCATAATTCAATATAAACAAGCGCTTTAGTACATCCACGGAAAAACGGTCTTCATTCTGAGAATATACATCTTTCCAGAAGTCAGCTAGCAAGACAAGATTCTCTAAAGTCTGCTCTCGTCGAAGTAGGACATATCCATCTTTCTCATAGAACTTTCGAAGTCCTTCTGTCATAGAACTACGATTCGTCAGCAAAGCCCTCTCGTAGTACATATAGCGTGTAAACAACTCATCCAAAGGTGTTCCACGATATGGGTGGAATATTTTTGTAACGAGTTCGTCAAGCTCTTTCCATGTAGTGATAAACTCTTCCTTCTTTCCGATGGATGAGTAGAACTTATAGAGCTGTGCCTTGAAGATGTCTGAGTCAGACAATGGCTTACCTCTATCATTAAGCGTTGAGAATATCCTAAGAGCAGTATCTTGCGACTCAGCCTCTATCGGAAGTAGCACGCAGTTATTAAGAATACGAGCTGGATATAATGCAAAGAAAGAAGGGTATTCTTCAATGAATTTTCCTATCTTGTCTTGAAAGTATCTGAAGTTGGTCGCATACCGACTTTTCCCTTCTGATGTTCCTTTCCGGAGTATATCCATAAACTCTTCCTTGTCGTTATCAGTTGCAACCTCCGAATTTATCTTCAAGTCGTTTGGATCATACTCTCCGAACTCATTTGCTCTCCAAATGCACTTTTCTATATCCTCTCGCATCTTGATTGAACGATTGTCTTTCATGTGCTCCAGGCGATTGTAGAAAGCTCGCAGCAAGAGAAGCAAGGTCGTAAGACGCTGCTGACCGTCAATGATTTCAAGTTTCCCTTCGTCATTACGGAATGTTACTATAGGACCGAGAAAGTAACTCTCTGAAGAATCGAAGCTGTCGCAGTTGTTATTCGGGAATGAAAAGGAAAATAAGTCTTCCCATAAGACCTTACATTCGTCTTCTCCCCAAGCATACGGACGCTGATAATCAGGAATCAAGAACGTCGCTTTTTTATCTTGAAAAAGATACTTTACGTTCTTTTGATCTACTATAAGCTTTGATGACATAGCAATTACATTCTACTTTTCATCAAACTCACCTTTCTCATCAAGATAGCGTACAGCTGCTTTCACGATAAACGAGAATCCTCTGAGTACAAAAGAACCTACCAGGCAAAGCAATGAGTCAATAACGTAGCCAAATGCCTGTACGCTACTAATACTTGAACTTTCATATCCATAACCGCCAGAAGTATTCAAGGCGTTTATCCAAGTTATAATTGAACCAATTATGGCTATAAATGAAACAACAGCTAAAATGTTCGAGATAGTTACAAGATGGTTTCCTACCTGTGGAACAAATTTTCTATTTCCCATATGATGCGCCCGTCATGCCGGTAGCTAAGCTTTAGTTAATAATCCGTCTGTCAGATTAATAACGCATCATATGGTACTTTATTGTGTTGAACCAAAAAAAATCAGATTATTTTTTTTGAGTGACTTTTCGCGCCCTGCATTCAGCTGGCGGTACTCATTGAAATCTTTGTAGTGCTCGACCTTACCGTAAAGCTTCGGGTGGTCCATCATCTTATCAATCATTTCATTGGAGAACTCGTGATATCCGAACTCATGGTCTCCCTGGACGGAACCCATTCCCTGGCTTCTCGACGGCTTGTAATTATAGGTAAAGTTGATGCCTCCCTCATAGGAGTATCTAGCAAGGCTATACGACAGGAACTTGCCATCCTTTCTTAAGATGTACCCATACGTCTGTGTCAAGCTGATAACGCGATAGCCCAGCTTCTTGATTTCCTCCAGATTATCTTTCATACGCATCATACTGATGTCCTCTGAAAAACGCACATTTCTTACATTGAACTCACTGTGTGAATTGACGTACAAATCGAGCTTGTCGATATCCCAATCATCCGGGTATATGAATTTTACCAATCTCTGCAGCCCTCTCTTATAGTTAATGAGAACCGCAAGAGTTGACTTTGGCTTGTAATTTCTCTTAATCTTAACCTTTACTTCCATAGTTATTTCTCCTCGAATTTATAGTTTGGGCAGCTTCTCTTGTTTCCCATCACAAGCAGTACCGGGAACAGCAGACCGTACCTGCAACCATTTCCGTGCTCGTCAGCAGCCTCGCAAGAGAAGCAGCCGTAATACTCGTTAATATTTAATGCTGCCATTACTCGTAATCCCTAATGTTCAACAATACCGGAAATCTCGGCAATCCAGCGTCAGAATACCCTTGATGCTGAACAGTCGCCGCCATACCTATCAATTCTTCCTTGTCGGCTAAGTATTGAGCTCTGAGTGACTTTGAACCTACCGGACGGGCACAGAACTCGTACTCTCCACACTTCAGTTTGAATATAGCGGTACCTGCATCATTGCCCTCCGCTTCCAAAACATCGACCACCTTAAACTCCGTCGTGTCGAACGATTTCAGCTTCATAAGGTCATTACTTCTGCCCTCGGTATAGGTTCCATCTGCATTTCTGATAATGGCACCCTCGTAACCGGTGGAAACGAATATCTTGTGCCATCGCTTGATGTCCTTCTCTGAATGGGCAACGAAAGTCTGCGTAAGGTACACCGGTCCGTTTGGATCAATGGAAGCAAACTCCTCCTGCAGGACTTTCCATCTAGCAGAAAAGCTTCCCGGAATCTGTGCATCGTAGATAACCATACGTAGCTTGTCGGTCATAGCAGAACGGCACTTGACGGCAGAACATATCTGCTGGAAGGTCAATTCCTGGTGGTTGTATATCTCCCCATCCAAAGGAAGCATACCGCGGTGTTTCTCTCCCCAAGCCTTAATCTGAGGAACATCGTATTCCTTACCGCCTCTCGATGTGAGGTGAATCTCTCCGTCTTCTCCTTCATGAAGGATGCAACGAACTCCATCGTACTTAGGCTGGGCGAAGCAAGGAAACTTCGTCTGTGACGGATAATATCTTGTTGCTAACATTGGTTTCATACGCTACTTAATATCTGAGGTTATTTTAATTCTCAATGGAGTACCATTCACTCTGTGCGTGACGAAAGACTCCAGATCCGTATAGAAGCTACTATAGCACTCTACACTAGAGCTTTCTACTTCAATGGTGATAATCTTTTTCATAGCCATTTCCCGTATCTTCTGTGAATTTCATCGTAAATGTAGGCGCCACTCGTATGCGAAGCACTGAACATTAAGATGATGTCGTTATCTACCTTAATCTGATTTGTCCTGACTACCTTGTCATTCTTGACGTGGTCGCAATAGACCGTGTTGCAGGAGTGATATAGGCGCATTGTGCGCCCATATCTGTCAGTTCCTATATTCTCTTTGTACATGGCTAGTCCTCCAAATCTACATCAAAAGCAGCCTCAATAACTTCTTTGATGTCCTCTGTGTAACCGCAAATTCCGTTGTACTCCAGCCAATGATCCAGCAACTCTGTGTTAGTCATTTCGGCTACTTCACTCTCACTATACTCTGCCTCTTCTACGAGGTATTTCATCAAATCATTCTTATCCATATTACTTTATTTTATTAATGTCACAAACTAATACATTACCTACTATTACGTCTCTAATACCTGCAATATTCACAAGCATCGTGGCGTTCTCGTTCTGAGGAAGGTCGTAAACCTTGCCTTCCTCATTAACTACCATCACCTGCGACTTGCTGAGTCGGACCAACTCGATGTGGCCACCTACAAATCCCCTCAACTCCTCCAATGAGAAATCCGTTCCGTTGGATGGCTCCACATTCTTCTGGGCGCCATCCGTGAATATTACTGTTGACAACATAGGCTAATCATTCTCTTTGCATTGTTAATAGAATAAGTCTGTGTCTTGCCGTCGATATAGACATATCTCTGACCGAACATATCCTCAAAAACCTGGATGATGTGCTTCTTGTATTTGAGAAGCTTTGTTTCAAAAAGACCACTCATAACAGTTCCTCCTATATTAAGCGATTTCAAACTTCTGTGTAGGATTGTTCTTCTGCAAGCGAGCAAGAACATCGTCCTGTGACTTCTCGTTTCCGAAAGCCATATACTCTGTAGGCTTTGCGTATCTCTCGCCATTCTTCTTGAATGAATAGATGAGAGCAAACTTAGAAATGTAAACTCTTCCATACTTTACATTCTCTTTTTCAAGTAACTGTTTCATAATCTTTATAATTTTAATTGGTTCAACTTGTAAGGTAGCTCCTGTTTATTCAAAAGTACTACCTTTTATCTATATGCAAAGGTACGAAAATTTTCTGATATATGCAAATATACTAACGGTTATTTTAGTTAAAAATACTAAATTATAATACGCTGGTAATCAGATAGTTAAGGCGCCTACTCTCACGAGCAAACGCCTAATTAACATAGTAAAAAAAGAAATTACAAGAAACCGCCACGTCTGAGCTGTGCATCGGTAGCATTGTTAAGCCACTCCTCGCACTTTTCTACGACGCCCGTACAAGCGTCCGGCGCATCATCGTGAGCGTTATATCCTTCCTTTCTGTAGGATTTCATATCATGGGCGAACTCTGGCCACAACTGTTCCCAATTAGAAGGGAAGACTAGTTTATTGTTTACCTCGCTGGAGCGAGTGAAGATTCTAATCTGTTTGTTCTTCGATTGCGTGAACGTTACGAACTGGGTGATTCTGTTTCCGTGTTCCCTTGTTATGCGCTCGACATTGCGGGCATAAGAGCGGCCACCGTTGTTACTCTCGACGAAACACACGTCTGTCTGATTGCGCTTAACCATATTGGCTTGCGCTGGTTCCGTGTATTCCATCGGTCGCTTGGTGTATAGAACATCGGTAACATAGTAACCGTCATCGTGCGCATCGAAGCATATAGAGCAAAGGAAGTCGAAACCGGTATCTGCCGAGTCTGTGTAGTTGCCAATCATTCTTGCATACCTTCTGTCCGGCAGCTCATCGTATGTTCTGAAGGCATGGTACATAAGACCTTCCATAGGGGTAGGGTTCTGCATGTACTGTGTCTCGAATACGAACTCGCTGGCATGCTTGATTTTATACAGCTCCTCCAGCGTATGCTTCCACGGCCACAAGGCTCTCTCCTTTCCGTCCTCGTCTGTCTGTATTACCGGAAGGGAAACAACCTTCCACTCATTCGGCTCAATCTCTTGCAGATAACCGCACAAGTCGTGCTCGTGCAACCTCTGCATGACGATAATAATTGGCGTATGACGTGAGTTTACACGGTTACGGATGGTTGTCTCGAAACGTCTGTTGATAGACTCTCTGACGTTATCGGACAAAGCATCGTCCGGTCGTAAAGGGTCATCGATAACTATGGCTCCCGAAAAGTGACCGGGGTTGAACGTAGCCATAAACTTATCCATGTTCTTTATGTCTTCTTCGGTCCAGTCTGGCTGACCTGCACCAAAACCTGTGATCTGACCCAAGGTAGATGTAGCATACTCACCACCACCTGCCGTTGTGCTCCATTTTGATCTTGTGTTATCGTTCTTTCTGATTTTGACATTCGGAAATAGTGTTTGAAAATATGTGGAAGTTATCGTGTCCTTGACAGCCATTGAATTGTCCTGGACGAGACTTCCGGAATAAGATATGTGCAGAAACTTTGAAGCAGGGTTCAGCGCAAGACCATATGCGATAAACATCTGTGAACACAAGAGGGTCTTTCCGTAACGAGGGCTGATGTTGATAATCAGCTTATTCGTCTTTCCCCTTATCACATCCATGAGCGCATCACATATAATCCTGTGATGTTCGCCTACTACATACTCACGTCGAGCAGTATAGGCGAACATCTTAGTAGTGAATTGCAGCAGGGACGATGCCACTAACTGCTTATGAAGAAAACGTTGTTTCTCAAAGTCCATTTATCTTCTGTAATTCTTTAATATCATCCAAGGACAGTTTAGGGAACTTGAAGTCCTCACCATCCTTGCCGGTTACTTCTTGAATATGCTTATCTGCCAATCCGTTGAGCCTTGCAACAATGCTGGAATCAAACTGATGAAGCATGGCGCCATCAATCTGCTGGGCCATCACGACATTCTCAATCTGTGTTATCACCTGCTCAAAGCCTGGTCTCTTAAGATTACCTCTCTTGAAATCCGCCCATTTCTGAACGATGCCACAGAAAGCACAAAATCCGACAAGGGTATAGGCTCTTCTGAAAACCCTTACCTCTTGTCTCATGGAATTTGTGGATTTGCCGCTGCCGCCTGCAATGGAATTGCTACCAGTCTTTTGCTGCCAAGGGTCGTTTTCAACATCATCACAGTAAGCTACAAACTTATCCCATAATTCCTGAGAAGACTTAATCTTGTATGGTCTTCCAACAGGATTGGGGATTCTATGTACGAAAGACTTTACTTTCGGCTGTGATGATTCATCTGTCATGGCTTCTTAACTTTTACTAGTTTACCGCAAGCGGAACAATTATACTCATAATACTCTGAAGGCTTGACCTGGATATTCTCCTCAACGCCCTTCATTTCCTCCTTGAACTTCTGATCCTTCTGGGCTTCGGTTACGACCTTCTTAGCCGTATGGTTAGTCTCAGCCTTTGAAGGTGCGGCCGCAGGCTTCTGTTCTTTTGGCTTAGCGTTGAGTCCAAGCATACCGGCAATGCTCTCATCGAAAGCAAACTGAATGCTGTTAGGATCACCGAGATAGGAGAGCTCCTTGCGAAGCTTCTTCTCGTTCCAAGTGGCAAACTCGGACGTCTTGTCATCAGCGATTCTATACTGCTTAATCTGCTCGTCAGTCAGATAGTCAACACGGATGCAGGGAACCTTATCCATTCCCAATGCCTTAGCAGCCTTATACACACCGTTACCGGTTACAATCACGTTGTTCTTGTCAACGGAAATAGGCTGAGTGATGCCGAAATCCTTGATGGACTGCATGATTGCCTGCACTGCCGTCTCGTCGGTCTTGTGCGAACCGTCATGAGGCACGATACTGTCAATAGGTAACTCAATTACCTTGTCATTAATCTTAATCTCTTCCATACCTGTTAATCCTCAATTTCTATTGTTTCCATATTTCCGCAATATGGGCAAACGACCTTCATATAATGTGAACCGTCCTCGCGCTCTTTGAGAACGAACAAATCCTTGGCAGGGTCTTCCTCCTCATCTGAAGGAGCTTCCTCGCTTTCGCCAGCCTCTTCATTTGATGGAGCCTCGAAGTTCTCCTCTTCCACCTGAGAATAGTCATCTTGGAAGCCACCATACTCTTCTGCCTGCTGGTTGATGCTGTCGAGGGAGAAGTTGAGCATCTGGTTGATATCCTCAAAGAAGAATGCCTGCATATCGGTAGGAACCTCCATGTTGCGCAATTCCTCCAAAAGCTGGTCTTCATCAAAGGAAGATTTCTCTGCCAGCTTGTTATCGAGGATGCGGTACTTCTTTGCCATTTCGTCGTCCATATCCGAGTAAACGACAGGAACGAACTCCATACCCAACTGGTAAGCAGCCACGTATCTTGTGTGACCGGCAATGATTACACCTGCCTTATCAACGAGGATAGGCTTAACGAATCCAAAACGCTTGATACTCTCCTTCGTAGGCTCAACCGCATTCGTGTTGTCACGAGGGTTGTCATAGTAAGGAAAGATTTCACTGAGCTTCACTGACTTTACTTTCATTTCTTATCCTCCTTCTTCTTGGCTGTCTCTCTTGCTACGCGTCTCTCGTCGACAACCTTTTCGATAGCCGCATTATACTTATAATTCTTGAAAATCTTGGCGAAACCGGTTACATACTTAAGCTTTACAAGCTCTTTCTGCTCCAGACCTACCTTTTCGCAAATCTCACGCTCAGACACACCATCTCTGAGCATATTGAAAACGATGTTTACCATTCCATCTACAGAGTGACTTCCACGGGCACGGTTGTGTCTTACGGTTGAAGCCATACGCTGGTCGATGTCCTTGTCTAGGACCACAATCGGCAGCTTTCCGCCACATCGCTCATTGATGTCCGCAAACTTGCGAATAACGAGGTTTCTGTGGAAACCGTCGATGATTACATACTTCTGCAGCTTCTCGTCCCAAATGGTAACGATAGGCATAGTGTAACCGTCTTCCCTCACGGATGTATAGAGAAGACGCATTTCCTTATCTGCCACATGGTTAGGGTTGTAGTTGTTGGCTACAACCATATCCTTGTCAACCCAAAGCACGCAATCTACAGGGTTGACTTTCTCCGGAGATAAGGAACTGATATACTTTCTGAGGTCGTTCAAAAACTGCACCTTATCCTTGGCAGCATCAAACTCCTTCTTGATGTTCTCTTGAAGATTCATATTCCTTATTAGCTTTTTCTATTTTAACATAATTGTCGCTCAAATACTGACGCAAAGAACGCTCTACGCTCTGAATGCGCTTCATTCCGAAATCTTCCGCAATGACGCAGACAGCGCTGGTATAACCAATCTGATGTATTACGTAATCAATGCACTCCTGGCAATGACCGGCTTTAGCTACATTTCTCTTCTTGGCGGAACGGTAGCCTTTCTTAATAGTCTCTGCATTCTTCTTTTCTTCACAAAGATTATCTGCAAGATAGTCAACATATTCGTCCCAATCCTTGAAATAAGGTGGCAAGTTGTAGCAGTATGTTGCCACTTCGTTAAATACGTGTACAGACGTGTTGACGTTTGCTACTCTTCGCACCAGCTTGTCATAGAACCATGGATCAACCTCCTTGATGAAACCTAAGTCGTGGATAGCCTGCTCATGGATGAGGGAACTTACTCGACACGCTCTGAGTGGCTTTTGTGCAGCAAACTGATAGTTATAGAGCTTACAGTACGGAAGCTTGTTGCTGAAGATGTAATACCATACATCATAAACCTTCCAATCCCAAATAGGGTAGAGTACCAGACTTCTCGGTGTGCCGTCTTTATAATATCCGCCACCACCTCCCCATGTAATACCTGGAAGGCACTCGCCTCTAGTAAGACCCGACAATCGTGCCGGCGACTCCTCAATACGGACACCGCCCAAAGTTAGGTAGTCTTTCCCGAAGAGCATTCTGTGTACCTGGTCGAGGGTCTTGGAGAAATACTGATTGTGAGGGATTTCCAAATCGCCATAAGAATCTGGCTCCTTCTCACGAATCCACTCTTCTCCTGGTCCCCATACATTGAACCATTTTCCCCTTGAGGCATTCCATTCCTGGAAGTATGACTGAATCCAATACGGCTCAACCCACGGTAAGTGCATGATGTATCGTACATACTCGATAGTCATTGGAGTCTCTGCCTCTTGGTCTAGGAAGAGGACGGGAATCTTTTCAATTCCCATCTCCTTCATAACCTCGTGCGCAAGGTTGAGAACCACGGTAGAGTCCTTTCCTCCCGACATCGTCACGACAATCTTACGCTTACCATAAAACTCCCGAAAGATATATCTAAATCTTTCAAGAGCTGCCTCATAAACGTTTTTGTCACTGTAAAATATCATTTCTTATTTCTATTGTTTAATAATACCTTGTCGCTGGAATTACTGAAATGGGTGTCAAGGTAATCCTTAAGCCTGCCCATCATTTCATTGTTGTTGTGGCCGCGAGCGGCATTGTGCATGATTGTTGCATATCTCAACTTCTCTTCGTCAAAATCAACAAAGCATACAGGAACCATCTCATACCCGATGACGCAGGCGGCACGGTATCTGTTCTCTCCGTCCACAATCTGCATCGTCGAGCGGTTGACAACGATAGGCTGAGTAAATCCGAAATAGAGCAACGATTTGATGAGAAGGTCAAAACTGTCTGCATCATGCGTATTAGGGTTATAGTCATTCGGATAAATGTCATCAACCTTGACGTATTCAATATGCAGCGGCTTCACCTGCTCAACCTCGATATTGTCCTTTGCCAATTTCAAGGCTAGATTTTCCTTAGAGTTTTTTGTATTCATCGAGAAATTCCTTGTTTACGATTTCCTTAACCCAATCCTTGCTTGACTTAGCCAAATAAGGATTCTTGAACTCACTCTCCCAATCTACAGACTCTACATCAAACTGGTTGTCGTAGGTCTTGCTGTTTCGAGGAATGCCACCTACGGCGCCTGGATTGTTGAATGTGCTTCTGTATGCACCGAAATGCTGAACCAGACCGGGAACGATAGCGTAAAGGTCGATACCCTTTGCCTGAAGGTATGCCTTAAGGCGCGAATCATCATAACGTGTCTGATCATCCGTCATCTTGTTTGATGTTTCAACAAAGTCCTTGGCTAGGTCATTTGGATATACGCTAGCCTGCAGCCAGAAGTTGGTCTTTGTAGAAATAACGTGCTTACCCTTTGCGTAACAATCAGTATAGTCACCATTTGTTGGATTGTAGAAACTGATAACGTTGTTTTCGGGAGCAAAAGAGAGAATATGTAAAATCTTGGCAAGAATGTTGCGGTCAAAGGTAATGTCATCGTGAATAACCATGCGATGAGTTCCTTCCGCTACCTCTTGCGTCAACGCTTGGGAATAATTGTCCCAAAGACCCTTACCACGGTCCATAGAGATACTGACAGGAATACCATAAGGCTTCGTGCTGGTCTCTATCAACTTCTTAAGGTATTTGCCCTCACGTTCTCGCTTCGGAACATTGAGGATGATAATCTGAGAGAGTTTAATCATATGCGTAATTATTTAGTTACTGTCCATTCTCCACCTCGCTTGGCAACCTTGCTTATGGCTACTGCCAAACGATTTCTGTTCATATCGCTACCATAGAAAACCTTACCTGCGGCATAGGCTGCTTGGGCAACAAGTCCTTGACCCATGAAGAAGTCTGTGATAGAGCTGAACGGAACATCCTTACAAATCTTGAACACCGCATCCCATTCATCCATACCCTGGAGTCCCCAGTCTTCTGCCTGCTTGGTGCCTTGGATAATCCAGCACTTGCAATCTGGCTTATGATAATAGGTGTTCTCGTAGATTTTTACATGAGGGAACAACGATTCTACCATAGGAACCAACTGCTTCTTATTTCTGTAGAAGCACTCGACGAATAGTCTGTCCGGATTAATCTGCTCGATGCACCTCTTAATGTGGGCAACGAACTCGTCAAAATTATCAACCGGGCATTGCTTCTCCGCCTTAGTATAATACGCTTTGAGGACACCTTTACTTCCTGCCGGGTCGATGAATACGCAATCGGCATTCTTTGAAAACTCAGGAAGCCCCAAAGTAATATCGGCAATGGTAATCTTGCTACCATTGCCTAAACTGTAAATCTCGCCTTCCGTGATGGGGTATTTATCAATACTGCCATCATAACGCAAACCTTTCTGTGATGTCATACGCAATTTACTATTAAATAATTGTGATACTCTGATACGTTTTCTTCACCAAAAAGACTGCACAAGACCTTCTTTGAATAGAAGAAATGTCTGAACTCTACATCACACTTCTCGTAAGTGACCGGATGATACTTCTCCTTGTAGAACATCAAAAACTTGCGAGCCTTGCACTGCGATATTGCCAGGATGGCATACCGGGAAAGATAAGATGGGGAACCAAACAATGCTACGATATTGTCGAAATTCTTGCAATCCAAGTTCTTCCCATCGAAAGGCTCACATACGACCCTATCCTTATAGGCAGGGTATTTGTTAGTGAACTGTTCCAACATTCCTTTACTAGGGTCAACGCCCAAGTATTCCTGTGGGTCGATTTCTGCAATCTCTGTAAGCAAGCCAGTACCACATCCAATGTCTAGAATTGAACCGCTGAGAGGTGGGAGCATTTGCCCCACCTCACGGTTCTCAACGAGACTCGTTTCATCACGAAACAAAGTGTCGTACTTACTTGCTATTTTATCATACTGGGAATAATTCATTTTCTACTGTTGCCTGTTGCCAGGTGATCTTTTTACTTGAAATGGTTACGAAATTCTTGTGATTGTATATGTTACAATTCGGGAACATCGATTTTAGCTGCATTCTGTCGTAGGTGAAATGATGCATTTCCTCGAACTCTGTAGGGGTGTAGTCATCCTTGTAGAACATAAGGCAATAATCCAGACCACTCTCGCCCAGCTTGCGAAGATACTGAGGCATGAAGTAGGAAGCCGTACCGAAAAGGGCTACCACAACGCTGTCTGCTGACATCCATTTCTTTATCGCCTCCTCAAACGAAATTGTGGAACATCTGCGGAAGAACCCTGTCGTCTTCTCCCTGAACTGCTTGATAGCCTTCTTGCTTGGATCAACACCATAATACATTTCCGGCTTTATCTTGGTATAGGCTACGAAATCTCCGTTTCCGATGCCAGCCTCGAAAAACTTCCTGTCCTTGAACGTGAACATGATTGACTTTGCCATCACGTCCATTTCCTGGTTCGAATAGATTCGCGGTACCGGCCACTCAAGGAAGTCGAACTCGTTGAAAACCTTCTGTCTGTTCAGAATCCAAGTAGTCTCGAATGGATCGCCCATCGTCCAATACTTGTAACCGTCAATGTAAAGGTACGGGAAATTATACTTTCCCCATCTTTCATGGACTCCATTGTCTCGCTGTGCGCTGACGAAGTAATAGAACTCGTCGTTTGTCAATGCGCACTTGTCTCTGTGAATGTACTCATGAGGAACGTCTATCATCGAAGTAGCCCATTGCCACTTACAACGCTTGATGAACTCTCTGAGCTTACTGTAATCGTATTCCATCGCTGCAAATTTAATAAAATATTTAATGATTAAATACTAAAAATCCGAAATTAACTATATTTTAACATAAAATCGTGCATATATGCGTCTTGAATAGTCAAAAATGCCGCAAAATAGGCTCTTTTCATACGCAAAGATACGAAAAAATTCCGATATATGCAAATATATCAAACGGAAAATTTAGCCAAAAATACTAAAAATTACGCCGTTCTGCTTGCTCTGTTCGGAAGCCTAGATTCTATCTGCCACAGATTGTCTTTGATAAGCTTCAGAATGGCATCGTGAAAAGCGGAATTGATGTTTCCGTGGCCCTGGCATTGAACAACGGTAACATCGGCTAAGTTTACCTCGATTGTCTCCATACGCTGACCGTTTACCTTGGCAGAAAGTATGAGGCAGTTCGGCTTTCTATTCACATCGTAATAGCCGTTTCTGAATACGCAGTGCCTCATTTCCTTGCCCTCTTCAAAGAACTCCTGGACGGACTTAAGAACCTGTATGTCTATGGCGCCATCCTTTATGTCAATGTCAAAGAACTGCTTTCTTCTGTCAACATAAACATTAGCCATTGCTTCTGCCTTTTTCTTATTCTCCTCTTCGGCTTTAGCTGCTTGCTCCAGGTATCTGAGTTGCATTTTCTCTTCAGCAATCAAACGCAGCTTAGTCATTCTGTCCTCCATTTTCTTTTTCTTGTTGTCTGCTGACTTTAGCCACTTGTCGTGTGCCTCGCGAAGATTCTCCGGACAAACTATAGAAGGGTTACGTACATCCTTCTTGAGATACGTGATGCTGTCGAGCATATCCCACCACAAGCTATCGTAAATATAAGAAGCCTTTCCGTGTCTGACAGCAATCTTGACGGCTGACATTCTTTCTTCCTCGAAGACAGCTTCGTGATACTTGCACGTTCTCCACATATCAACATCACGTCTCATGAGCGTTTCATTGTACGGGTTAGCATTGACGGAACGGAAGATTTCGTCACACGGAATCTTTTTCTTGAAGTCTCTGAGAGCGTACTTATACTTGTCTTGGACTGAAGCGTAATATACTCCATCGAACCCGATATCGCGAGGGTCGCCCAAACCGCTCCATAAAGTATGCGTTCTTACTTCCAGCTTTCCAAAAGCAGAAAAAGCATCTACAATATATCCGCTAGTTCTCTGCTTGGCAAGAAAAACATATTCCCCATCTTTCAACCATTGCTGCATACACTCCTTGAAGTAAATCTTCTCCTTAACCATCTTGTGAAAGCGGTACTTCACTCTTACCTGGAAGTATCTGAGGACCTGCCATCCCTTGAATGTGCATACTAGATAGAAACACCCTCTTGAAAATCTGTCACCATACTTGTAGGCATCATCTTCAGAGATGCAAGTCTTGATGGCCCACTCACGTTGCTTGTCTGATAACTCCGGTATTCTATCTGAGAGTTTTACAACTTCACGTTCTGTCTTATTTCTTGGCTTCATAACTCACATATTTAAAAATCAAACAAACTCAACTGCCCAATCTCTGCATCCTTCTTTCTCTGAGCCTCGGCTTTCTTCTTCAAGCGTTCCTTCTCTGCGGACTCCTTCTTTTTGAGCTCCATGATCTTGGCTTGCTTGAACTCCTCCTCAGCCTTCTTCTCCAGATTCTCCTTGGTCTGGTCTGAGAGATTTGTAACAATAGTGCAATTCTGATTCTTAGTGAATGAGACTTCTTCTTCATTATAATAATGAACTGCCATTCCGTAAATCTCATCATCGTCAAAGCCATTCCTTCCGGATTTCTTGACCTCTGAGATAATAAAGTCGCAGCAATCATCGATGTTCTTGCCCGGCTTGGCATAATCCTTCGCAAAAAGCTCGTCCTCTGCTGCACGCTTGTCAAGATATGCCTTGATTACCTTCTTGAATGTTTCTGTTCCTTTCATAACCTTTCCATTTTTTGAAACCGATAGGCTTGTTTCTGAATCCCTTACGGAATGCTTCTCTCATAGAGATGCAAATGAAATCTACGCTGCATTGTGCCAAGCCCGTACAAAACGCACAATCCTCGCAGTCATCCATTGGTTCCGCCACGTACACGATGCCGTTAATGACTATCGCCGCTTTCTCCTTGAAGACTGCCATTTCTTTTTACCAGCAAAGCCTTTGACCTGCTTAATCTTCTAGCTAAATCAAGTTCTCTGGCTCGAGTTGCTTTTTCGTCAATCAGATTAGCTGCTTTTTCTAGAACGTTAAGCAGTTCTCTGTACTCAGTCTTCGTTGTCTTCACTTCCATAAGCTTCCTGTGCTGTTATGATTCTACAACCAGTGAAATCGTCAGCAGAAAGGACAATCTCACCATTATTAACCTTTTCTCTAATCATAGAGCAAGCATCCGTGTTTGTATCTGCCTCTACGGTTATTGTCTTGCTCAAAGTTTCTTGAATGCAAACATCATATTTCATATTATGTTACCTCCCATGTTTCTATGTTAAATTCGTAACTTTTCCCACTACACTGACTTTGTCCAATGTTGCGCAAATCTCTAAGTTGCTCTTCCGAAGCTCCATTGGCCTCTGCTGTTGCGTAGCATTTCTGGAGGCTGCCAGCTACTCTAAGCAATTCGCCGCTTCCCTTTGTATGCCAGGCATCTTCTTTATAAATCAGATATACCTTCATAATTAAATCTCTTTAAAATGAACACTAGTTTTATCTTCTCGTTCATCAGCAGTACAAGCTAGGTTTGCACAAGTAACTTCTTGATCGTGAAGTGGAACATTCGGTACGCAAACTAAACAATTAACACAATCTCCACGTTCCGCTACCACACAGGTTCTCCCATTTATACTAAGCTTCTGCCCGATAGGATAGTATGCTTGTACTGCCAAACTGCTTACAACGTTAATATTGTCTTCATTACCCATACCTATTTTTCTATATTGTTTAAGTAACGATAATACAACTCGCAATGCTCACAATCTGAATTACAGTCAAGATTGTTTGCACACGACATAACAAAATCACTTCTTTTCATAAGCGCCAAGTAATAATTTATACAAGTCCAAAATCATCTTCTTACAGTACTCCATATCCTCAACAACATCCTTTATGTGGTATGGGGCACCATTCTTTCCGTGTCCGTCGCTATCTAACCAAATATAGGTCTCATAATCGACGTCAAAATTGTCATGATACTCTTTTATGTGTTCAAGCAATTCTTCCGCACTTTCAAATGGTCCGGTTGATATTGAGAAGTCTTGACCTGCAGGTGAATATTTAGAAAAGAGTAATCCTTTCCCATTCGTGTATTCCTCTTCGGTGACAGTCCAGAAATCAGACTCTGCTATTTTTATTAATTCTTCTATTTCCATACTTATTAAATTTTAAAGGTCGGGTGCCGTCTTTCCGAGCTGCCAACAAAATAAAGAACATTATTACTGTTGTTATATAATCAATCCCCGACCTATTAGTGATAATACTACTTGTTTTTACATAAATCACCTCCAATCTTATTAAGTTTAACTTCCATATCCTGTAAATCTGCCTACGGCGGAACTTCTTGTCTCGTTGCACACCGATCCTGGCTTAAGATAGTACTTGTAATGCGTGCTTCTCTCCAACCTCTCACTCCAGCAGAAACCGAAAGCCTCGAACTCCTTGCCGCACCATTCATGACCGTAGTAGTATTCGCTGGCATGCACCTTCTGTTCCTTGCTGAGCTGCAAGAATAGTGCGCGACTCTTGCTAAGTTCCGTTGGGTTCTCCTTGAACTCCTTCTCGATTTGCTTACGCTTCTCGGTATATTCAGCTAATTTCTGCTGATACTCATCCTCGCTGTCGCAAAGATAATAATCTGTCTCAGTCCAACGGCTATCCCAATAGGAATTGGAAGACTGATGTATATGATAAATATTCTTCATAATTGCATATTTAAGAAAGGTAGGCTGCCGTCTTTCCGGCTGCCAGATAAGAATAAGATATCTAACTGGTGGGTGTCCTTAATACCCGTTGAGTTAAACCTTACTTTTGCCTACCTTTATAATAAGTATATAAATCCATCATACTATTATAGAACCACTGCCACGCAACAATTTCTTTCTGCTCCTTAGTAATATTTAGGGCATCGGTAATCAGCTTTCTGCGCCAGTTGATCAACCTGTCGCAAGACTGGGTGATTCTCGCAATCATAACATGGGCGACATTCTCCATCATTACCGCCTCGCCATTTACCATCTTTAGGGCATACTTTTCTGCAGAATCGTGCCAAAGATTGTAGGCAACTGAATCATTGTTGAGCATCAGATAGAGTTCTTCCATATCAGCAGTTCTCTTGTACTGAACCATTTCCTTTACACCCATAGCTATCTCCTTTCCAATGTTAAGCCTATCACGTATGGAAGTGTATGCTGTGGCATTTCTTCCAAATTGATGCAGTTGAATCTACAGATACGTTTCATGGAAGCCTCTTCCTTGTTGATTACCTTGTTAATCAGCTTAGGACTAATCTGCTCGGTCAACTCAATATTGAAGTAAGAGCAGTTTTCATCCATTGATACTCTCGTAGCAATAGCAACCAGCCCGAAGTCCGGACTGAAGAACAGATACTTGCTGCCCGTAAAGATGGCATCTATTCTGTTCTTTGCATTTCCTGTCACTCTTATGATATTCATAACTATTGTTCCATTAAATGTTTGACAAGTTCTTCTTTTGAAGAGAATATATCTCCAATCCTTTTACTTACATAGTTTCTGTCTATCTCTAGGACAACATAATTATTATTTAATGCTGCCTTGAGACATCTTTCTATACGGTCGCGCTCACTGAAAGAATAATAATTTCGATAGCTTGTAGGACACAAATTTATACTCACTATATTGTATATTCTCTCTCCGATATCTCTAGAATGATAATCGACATACAGCTTTTTGTCATCTTCATAGTCTGAAAGAGATATAAGGACGATTCTACCCGAAACAATTTTGTTATCCATCATTATGAAGACCTTCTGTCCGACAGCATATTTGCTCTGGAATGTCGTTGGCAAATCAGAAAAGACTCGTCCACAATCCAGATGGAAGACTGCATACAAAACGGTTCCATTATTGAAAGCTTCCAGGATTCGCTCTATCTTCTCGTTTTCTGTCGGCTCTCGTTCAGTGACGTTTCCATCGTCATCCATAACCTCTATGTCATCTTCCAACGATGTATCTTCATCATCGCTCCAAATAGAAAAAATCTCTTTAAGAGCATTGTATTTCATTATTTCAGAAATACTGTTGATCTTGATACCTACATATCCGTTTCCGAAATTCTTTGTATTCATATTAACCCTCCAGACTATTAATGTATTCCTTACGTGCCTTTACAAAAAGCTTCTTCTTTCTGTCATCTGAAAGAAACTCCTTAACGGTATATCCCAAAGCGATGATACCATTTTCGAACTCAAGTGTAAGGCCACACTCATGATTGCCAAATTCATATTTCAAGGCATCCACCAAATTATCATCGCTGCTCAGAAACTCCTCAGATTCCTTGGCGGAACGTTCACCAAATTCTATGAACAGATGGTAGTCCTTTTTGAGGCAATAAGCACCGGCACCGATTGAACGTATCTTTTCCAGGTCTTCCTTACTTGTGGTAAGACCCCATTCAGTCATCATTTCCTTAAACTGCTTGTCTCCAAATGCAGCCCTCATTGGCAGCTTGTCGAACTCGCCCTGCTGTTGTTTCTTGAACTCGTAATATGTCATACCTTGCCCTCCGTCATCAGTAGTTTGTACTCTTCCTCGCTATCTCCAACGTGACCATACAAAAGACCATCATTCGTATTCTTCCAATACTCGTGAGGAACAGAGCATGGTGTCAAGCTGGCAAGAACCACGATGTAACCTAACGACTTGATAAGATTGAAATTTGAATTTCTCATAATTATTCCCTTTCTATTTTTTAAGATTAAAATTGTATAATAGTGCCAAATGGCTATCATCTAACTCTCTCCAATCATCAACCGTGTCAAGATAAGCCTTGACTTTTGAAAGCGTAATTGGAACTGACGGATAAACAGAACAGAATCTTCGAAGCATGTACTCAGAAAGTGTCTCCATAACTAATCCTCCTGGTCTAATTTATTGTACTCGTTATATTTAGTTTCTACATTATGCAAGAAACTTTTCATTTCAGACTGCAGCTTGTCTTGAAGGTCTTTGTTAGACAGGAATGAGCCTAGAGCAATATAATACATAGCTTTGCAGTTTGCGCTGTCTATATCAATACTGGATGCTGCGTCTATTTCTGTTGTGAACTCAACGTTCCCCTTGAAACCACACTTGCATTCATTATATACAACTGTCAACTCTCTGTTCTCATCGCAAGCTAAAGCAAACTTAACTTTTACCTGATTGCGAGAATCTTGAACGTTCACAAACTTCCATCCTGGGCATGCAGAAATAATGTTTTCTGCATGTTCGCCAAACTGCTTAAACAAGTTCTTAACCTCATTTTCAATTTCGTTCTTTCTTAACTCATTAGAAGTATTCATAATCTTTATAATTTTAATTGGTTCAACTTGTAAGGTAGGCTCTGAATAGTCAAAAGTACTACCTTTTATCTATATGCAAAGGTACGAAAATTTTCTGATATATGCAAATTTACCGACGACTTTTTTAGTTAAAAATACTAAATTTTAATACTTTGCAACTGTCTGATTATCAGAATGGTGCATCTGTTTCTTCTGGCTTCTCGAAAGGAACCTGCACTTCCTCGTTGATTAAGTTTGTCTTGAAAAAGTTTGTCGTATTCTTGTTGAATCCCATAAAGAATTTGAATGTTCCGATGTTACGTCCCTTGGCAACGTCTATCATAGCCGTTCCGTCAGTAGGGTAGTCATCCTTATTGTCGAATGGGGCAGGGTACGCTCTGTTGTAATACTCTGCTCGATAGACTAGGATGACAACATCGGCAGCTTCTCCTATCTGTCCGCTATCACGCAGTCTGTTCAAGTTCGGCTCGGGACAGTTGCTATCTCTAGACAACTGACTTAGAGCGATGATCCATATGTTCAGCTCCTTGGCGAGGTTCTTGAATCTTCGTGCGGCATCACCCATAGCCTGCTCTCTACTGAAACTCGTACTCCTGGAGTTTACGTTGAGAATCTGCAAGTAATCAACTACGGCTCCGTCTATGTCCTTCTGCATCTTAAGCATTCGGATGGAAAGAAGGATAGAATCTATATTTGACGTGCTCTTGTCATCAAAGAATAAATTCTCACCGGGCAACTTTCCTCTAGCATCATCAATCATCCTTATCTCACTTGGCGCCAGACTGCCCGAATAAAGGATGTTGTTGGCCGGAATGTTCGTCTTGGCGGAAAGCAGGCGTGCCGTAAGCTGCTCCTTCGTCATTTCCATAGAATAGAAAGCAACCTTTGCTCCGTTTTCGATGGCGTGTCTTGTCATACAAAGCGCAAGACTCGTCTTTCCCTGAGAAGTTTCGCCGGCTACGATAATCAAGTCAGACTTCTGCAGACCTCCTTTTTCATCGAATCGCTCCATACCGGTCTTGGTTCCTGTCGTAACACCTCCAACGGTGGCGTTCTTAACCATTATCTCGTTTAGGCTGTTCATGGCATCATTGAGCGTGAACACTCCATCCGCCTTCTCGAATACTCCTCCGATACTCTCTATAGCCTCTTGGTGTGCGTCTGCGGTAAGTACCTCTTCTGACAGTCCCACCTTGGAAAGCTGCTGGCCTACTACCCATAGCTTTCTTCGCCTGCCAAGGTCTTGCAATCTGATGGCATGATACTCTATATGAGCTGACGAAGCAATCTGTGCCGAAATGTTCATCAGGTCCAACGAAGTCACGTTCGACTTCTGCTTGCCAAGTTCGGATGATACGGATATGATATCTATCGGCATGCCGTGCTTGCCCATATTGTCAACGGCTTTCCAAATGTCACGGCATATAGGGTCATAGAAACAGTCTTCATCTAGATACTGACTGACTACGGTATAAGCCGTAGGGTCAATGAGAAGACTTCCGATAACATACTGCTCAGCCTTAGGGTCATTCACTAATGGCTGATTCTGATACGGTGATTGTGCTAAACTCATCTGAACGATTCCTCCTCAAAACTTAAAATGTCAAACATTTCGTGCATTCTATCTACGATTCTTGAATCATCGTACTTCTGTCCTATGTCAACGGCCGTTAGGTTTGAGCTGATAATCGTGGGCAGCATCTGCTCATAGCGATAGTCCAACAACTCGTCAAACGGCTTGTAGTGCATTCCGTAAGCGACAATCTCCGTTGGCTCGGCACCCAAATCGTCAATCAAGAGAAACTTGGCGTTCTTGATTGCTCTGAACTCGTTTCTGTCTTCGTAAATCATGTAAGCCATGTCTCTAGCCTTGATGAAACGCGGATATTTGTCACCCTCGCAATAGCTAATCTTGTTTGAGTCCACAAGATAAACTAGCAAATCTCGAATAGCCTTTAGCATCGTAGTCTTGCCGTTTCCAATGCTGCCGGGCATAAACAGCCCGTAAAAGTTGGTCTCTGTAGTAAGAAAATCCCCGACTTTCGATATTGCTTCCTTTAGCTCGTCTGTGAAGACGAACGTTCTTTTTCTTTTCTCTACCTCTCGTTTGTAGGCATAGTAAAGAAAGTTCTTGGCCTCTCTATTTCCCAACGGCAACTCCAAACCCCGACCGATACGCTGATGTGTCTTTGTGGTCTGGAGCTTTCCATCCTGTCTTTGTGTTGTTTCCATTGTCTGTTACGTTTTGTCTATGATTTTTCATTTCTGATACTATCTCGTTGTATTGAGAATCAATTTTGTTAACCGAAAAATTGTTCATTATCCAAGTCTTGTCGATACGACGCAGAAACTCTTCCAATGCCTTAAGCAAGCTCTCTTCATCTATCGGAAGCGGCACTGTTTTGTGACTTCTAGCAAAAGAAATCTTCTTTAGGATAGAGTTCATAGCCTTTGCATCCTTGGGTTGCCAATAATAGGCGGAGTCATAGAGTTCTTGGTAATACTTCTCGAATATTTGCCGTCCCTTGTGGCAGATGGTAAACTCTTTCGGTTTCGATTTCCTCATGCGCGCGCTAGAAGGAGAAGATAATTTTATATTATCTTCCCGTTCCGTAGGAACGGAATATATATTCTTTGAAGGGTTTGGGGAACTTTCTTTGGACTCTGGCATTTGCTTAGCATTTGCTAGAGATTCGCTAGCATTTGCTAGAATATCTGTAGCATTTGCTAGAGATTCGCTAGCATTTGCTTGGCATTTGCTAGAAGATTCCTTAGCATTTGCTAGAATATCTGTAGCATTTGCTAGAGATTCGCTAGCATTTGCTTGGCATTTGCTAGAAGATTCCTTAGCATTTGCTACGAAATTTCTAGCCTTTGCTGCACCTCCGGCACGACCGGCTCTAGCTCTAGCTTCGCTGACTTTTCTTGCCTGCTCGATAGTGTCCGAAAGTTCCTTAGAATAGAAATACTCTTCCTCAACCTCAAATAAATCAAAATCCTCAACTACAGATTGCACCACGGAAACATCAACACGCATCTCATAAGCTATCATAGAATAATCCTTTGACAGCTTATGATCCTCGTCTTCCTCCAATAGTTGCATAAGAGCAACGTAGATGCCGTAGGCAGCTATGCCGTGCTTCACCCTTGCTCTCATTACTTCTGGAGAATCACTATTTCTGATGCAATTATATTTCATAATCTTATTGGTTCAAGTCCTCGTTCTTAATAAAGCATATCTTACCTCGCTTTATACTATTTGCCAGGGAGTCAACTTCTGTCTGTAACTTACTGTAAACAGCACTTTGCTGCTTAGAGATAAAATTGTGGATAGAAGGGCTAATCTTTAAAGCTATAGAAGCCATCCCCTCCAAAATCTTAAACTCACGATACAACACACCTGCCGACTTGAACTGTTTGTCCAAGCCTACCAAGAACGTTCTGTAGTCCTTGATTCCTTCAAAATCTCTGAGAAATTCCGTCTCTTCCATATTGTATAATATTTTAATTGTTACTATTATTTCCTCTTTAATGCAAAATTACGAAATCATTCTGATATATGCAAAAGAATTAAGTTAAATATTCAAAAATACCAAAATATATTTGAATATATATTTGGCTATCTCGATATTTTTTAGTACCTTTGCAACAAGTTTTTTCCATAGCGTCTGTTAAAAAAGAATGCTATAGGATTCCTCTTTATCCTGCTGGTGAGCGGGCTTTTTTTATGGGATTTATTTGGCAATTTGAAAATAATTCATTACCTTTGCAAACAAATCCCTTTAAAGTATAATCTTTATAGGATTTTAATTGGTTCAAGTCCTCGGTGTTGTGAAACACTGGGGACTTATATTTTTTACAGATTAACGGTGATACCTTTCTCATAACTCAGTCTCTTTACTTCATTAGTATAATACTTAATCATTTTCTCCAACTCATCGTCATCCCATTTCTTGATGGAGTGAGCACGCTCTCGTAGGGTAGAAAATCGGGAAACACCAATCTTCTTTATCAGATTCTCCTGGTAGTATATAAGATGGTCTGACTTCACTCTGTTGCACCCGATACATTCTGCATTACAGTTGTCTTCGTCGAATCGGGTGGCCATGTTGGAACGTCCGAAGAAATGACCGCAATCAAGCTCTCTGTACGGCTTTATCTTTCCGCAGCTGATACATTGTCCCATACCGCTTGGCATGCAGTCTCTCAGACGAATATACAATGCAAACACCTTGTCTAGTCTCTTGACTAAATCCGGCTTACTCTTCTTTCTCTTTTTGGGAGCAGAAGGAGATTTCTTCTTTTTATTATAAAATGGAAACATTTCTTTTGAATTTACATACAACATATTTATCCGTCATTTTCACAAAATCAATACATAAACGGCAAGCTAAACTTCCTACATAAATTGGGTCTTGTGTAAATACTCCCTTCATGCAATGCGGACAGAGAGTTAAATACTCAGTTCCTAATGCGGAATCTCTTTGATCATATTCAATAATCTCATTTAAAACGCTCATCTTAGTACAACATTAGTTAATTGTGTTCCTCTGGAATACACCGCCCATTTCGTGGTTCCTGGAGGTCTGCTAATAAAGAGGTCTGCGACATTTCCGAACCGACTATAATTGCCCGACAAGTCAACTATCCACCCATCCTTGCCTTCAAAAGGTCTGATAGCGCGACCTACCATCTGGTAGTAGAGCCCGAGAGATTTCGTCGGGCGTGCCAAGACAACGGTGTCTAGAGCAGGATAGTCAAATCCCGTAGTCAGTACACCAACGTTGGCAACAACCTTTATTTCTCTCCTCTTAAATCCTTCGAGAATGGCTTCACGCTCCTTTTTAGGCGTTTCTCCTGTCACGATAGCGGCATTGATCCTGAGTGATTGAAGCTTATCAACCAACTGCCTGGCCTCCTTTGTGAAAGCAGTAAATACAAGTACCCCCTTTCTAGGTATGCCGCTTTTAGGCTGCAGAACCTTGACTACTGTATTTGATAACTTATCATAGAATCCACAACGCTCGTACTCTGCTAGGAGACTTCTTTCATCATAATCTGCACCGGTGAAATTGCTTCTGACTCTTCTTAAATCCAATTCTGTCAAATCATAATAATGCAAGTCTGCAAGATAACCTTTGGAAAGCAGCTCTCCAATCTGACAACAATAGATGACCTTTGAAAATATTCTAGGTCTGACTCTCGTGAGGAACTTCAAGATGGAACCTCCTTCGGCACGATCAAGACGGTATGGTGTGGCTGTTAACCCAACAACCTGTCTGTTCTTCGCTTCTATGAACTGCTTGTATTGCCCTGACTTCGAGTTTACATAATGACATTCGTCAATTATGATGTTCTTGAAACAATCGAAGTCTGACATATGGTTCATCACGCTTCCGATGGTGGCAAAGGTTATTCTGTTTATATCCTTACATCCTACAGAGGCACTATAGCAACCGCAATCGAAGATACCATAGCTTTGCAGCTTGGCAAAGTTCTGCTGAAGAATTTCCTTACTGGGCTGAAAGACTAACAGCGGTCCTTCCAGACGAGAGGCAATATCTGCTATCACCAAACTCTTTCCTGCACCCGTAGGCAGGATAACCAATCCGTTCTTGTCAGCCTTGAGGGTGTGTCATAAGTCTATGGCGCACCCTTTTCGTTTTTTCTCCTTTTTCCAGATACGGAACTGAAAAAATTGTTTTTATTTACAACAAAGCCCAAACTTTCACAAGCTCGGGCTTTGCC